TTTACATTCTTTATTCATATATAACATAAGGAAATCGTATAAATCATCTAGTATAATATTAATATCTTTTCCCATCTTAATCCATATATAATTTAAATTGTTGATTTCTTTTTTCCATTTAACATAATTACAATATAATTCATATTCGTCATTTAAAAGTAATAAATTGTTTTCAAAAATATATTGAGGCGGTAACCATTCTCTATCTGCTTTATATTTATTCCATAAGTTTTCTGTGATGTCATTTAAAAATGACTTTGAGAAAAAATCTAAAACAAGAAAATATAAATCATTTTCACATTTTTTTATATACGACCATACTACCATAAAGGTTTCTTCATTATTATTGTTTTCTATGATATCTTTTATTTTAGAATAAACAACACTTTTATTTTTATCTGTTAGCTTGTTTAGCAAGCCTATAAGCTGTCTTTTGTTGAGGGAATTATCTGTAAAATCAGGTATAATTATATGAAATCTATTTTTAGGCTTTGTAACATGTTTTTCTTTTTTTGTGAATTTCTTTTTTTCCCATATCATTTTAGGTTCATAATGCGTATTAAAACATGAGTATGTTTTCTTTAAATTTTCTACTTTTGATAATATATTATCAGGAATATCTGTGATAAGTTTTTCTTTGTATAATTTTTGAATATAAGAAAAATTAATTTTAGTTATATTATCATGCATTTATAATATACAATATTATTTTATTAATCTTATATGTGAATAAAAATTGATTAATATTTAAGGGTTAACTAAGTATAATAGTCAAAAATTTAATATGATGTGGTATTCTGGAAATCATATTAATGATATTTTACAACAGCACAATAATAATTTTGTAGAAGATCTAGAAAAGATATATCAAACATATTCTATATATAGAGCAATTATTGTTACAGATATTAAAACAGAACAAGAATATACTGAATTACTAGAGCAATATAATCACTCTGTGCGTGTAATTAATACAATTACAGATCAAGATTATGATAATATAGATGATCGTATTTTGCTAATGAATTATGAAGTATTTAATAACTTTATGGACTACTTTGATTATGATATCATTAACACATCTTTTAATCTTATAGCATATACATATGATATTAAAGATAATATTAAGAATAATCTAGTTTGTAAATATAATAAACTTACAAAAAATAATGCTAACAACACAATTATTATCTAAAATATATAATAGATAGACAAACCTTTTAAATGCTTAAAAAAGGAGGTAAAAATAATTATATATACGTGTTTTTTCTTGTTTTAGTGATATTCATTGCATCACTTTTATTAATGAGTGGTAATACAATTAAAGAGGCATTCACAACTTCTGCAAGTGCGCCTAAGGTAAAAATAGAATATTATTATAGCGATAGTTGCGGTCATTGTGTAAAATTTAATGAGAGCAAAATCTGGGATGAATTAGAAAAATCTAATTTCAAAAATGTAAGTTTACATAAGTATAATATAAATAAAATGCAAGCACGAGCAAATAAATTTAATATTAACTCAATACCTACTATAGTTGCTGTAGATGCTGCATCTGATACTGTAATAAATATTTTTAATGAGGAGAGAAGCCTTGATAATTTAAAAAAATTTATATCAAAATATTAATGTATTTTATGAAGGTGGGATCACAACATTATTTTCATTCATAATTACAACCAATTGATCTCTTAAAGTATTGTGATATCCATTTAAAAATTCCCACTCTTCTTCAAGTTTTTCCATTTCTTCCACATTCTTCATATTAATTTCCTTATCATCGTAATTTGACATTTTTTCTTCTAATTCTTTTTTCTGAGATTTGAGTTTTTCAAGTTGTCCTTCTAATGTACGAATATTACCAAGTGGTGTAGGAGTATTATTTTCAAATGATTTATTTTCTATATCTTTAGGCAAATTATTCATAAAATGAAATATTGACGAATTTCTTATATAATAATTTACCATTATATGACATAAAATATTATGTAATTGTTTTGTGAATATAATATTATATGTTGTTAGATATATTTTTGCATCAAATTACATCACAGTCAAGCAGTTGATATTTATTTAGTATATTCTTTTCTTTTTATTCTTATAGAGAACAGTTATGATTGATAGGAAATGTAGTTTGAACTCAATAAACAGTATATTAACAAGAGTTAGTATTTTAATATTAATAATGGTATTAATAGGTACTATATTATATTTCATTTACATAAAGAAAAATAGACTGTTTGAACAATATGAAAATGTAAATGTAACTAGAAAACCAATATCTTCATATACTCAGAATGAACAAGGAGGTGAATCTAGATGTACTTTTCCAAAATTCAAATATCCAGAAAATATGAATTTTAGAGATTGTCAAATATATTTTACAAGTAATATAGATAAATGTGATAGTGATAAAAGTTCAGATCCACATAATACATGCAAATATGTGTTTAATGGATGGAAAGAATTTGATAGTACTACTAATGAAAATGGTCAACAAATTCTTTATCCAAAAAAAATTTATAATAGAGATTATACCAATGATGTAGACATAATAAATGGTCCATTAGTAAATAAATGCTTTAAGCCATTTACATTAAATTCTGCTAAATCATTTGAATATGAAAATAATGAATTAGTAAATCACGATTGTAAAGGTACATTAGGAAGAACTGATTATGATACCAATTCATTTAATAATACTAAATATTCTTCTTTTAATTTTTTGAATGATACTAATCCATTAACAAATTATAATAATGTTGTAAGTAGCATATGTTCTGTTAGATATGCACCTTTAAAAGATTTAAACAATAAAAAATTTTACAAATTCGAATTGGATGCACAAAATGTAATTCAAAATATAAAAAAATGTAGTTTTAATAGTTATCAAAATGATTTGATAGTTGATAATACATTTAGTTTAAATAATTTTTTAACTAATAATACAGCTTATGGATTAGAATATAAAGAAGAAAATGGTGGAAAAAAATATTTTAATATATTTCAAGTTAGTTCATATCCACCGAAAACTGTAAATGTCTACACATTTAAATATAATTATCTATGTACAAATTCTCAAATAACATCATTTGATAAAAGGCAAAAACAAATACAAGTAAACAATTTTATCAATACTCCTACAATTCAAAATGCTACTATTTCATTAGATATTGATAATACATTAACATGGGATGACTATAAAAACCCTCAAAATATAGATACAAAAGTAGATAAAAGACAAAAAATAATAAATGACTTGAATTCAAAGATCAATGATATAAATACTAATATAGATAATTCATATTTAAATAGTATTGCACAACATACTGAAAATATTAAAACAAATAGAGATTTACATACTGCTGCAATTAAGAATATGAACGACTATAAACCTTCATCAATTAATGATGTTATAATTGATGTAAATAGAGAGGTTGTACCAAATACAAATAGATCATTTTTAAATTTAGGTATACGCAGAGGTATAATTTCTCAATCAAATGATTTTAGTAATTCGGATAATAGTTTATCTAATGAAAGTATTGTATACAATGGAAGAGGAAACTTAAAAAAAGGATTAATGATGTGGAAAATAAATGGATATTTTGATGATGTAACTGACCATATAACTGCAAATGTAAACACAAATAATATATTAAACTTTATACACGGTGTAACAGAATTTAATAATATAACTTATGCAACAACTAACAATATTGATAAGACTGGTTCTTTAGGACAACCAATAAATGCTCAAGAAACATACTCGATGATGTGGAAAGGAATATTTTATGCACATAAAGCTGGCTTATATAGATTTCTAACTATATCAGATGATGCTTCCTATGTAATATTAAATAATTCTGTTATTGTAAATAACGGAGGTCTACATGGTATGCAAGAAAGTCAGTCAGCTCCAATACAACTGGATGCCAATTCTTTAAATGAAATTATAATCTATTTTGGAGAAAATTATGGGGGTGATAATTTAGTTTTTGCATGGAAATATGAATACGGTGATTGGAATTATAATGGTAGCTTTAATAACAAAAATTATTTATGGCATTTTTGTGGTGATTGTCAAAAATGTAACAATAATTGTAATGATTCCGCAACTACTATGAATATTTCAAACAAAACATTACATCCAATACATCAAAATGGATTTTATTACTATGAACTCACTGATCCAAATGTTAATTATACATTAAACATCAAAGAAAAAATAGATAATTGTGAAGTTTTGGTTGTAGGTGGTGGTGGTAGTGGAGGTATTCGACATGGTGGAGGTGGTGGTGCTGGTGCACTAATGTATTCAAAGAGTGTATCATTTGAAGCAGGAAGTTACACTCTTAAAGTAGGCAAGGGGGGAACAACTAAAATAAATAGTAAATATATATACGACACTAGAAATCATGGAAATAATGGAGAAAATTCATATATAAAAAAAAATAAAAATAATACATTTTTATTTAATGCTCCAGGAGGTGGTGGTGGAAGTGGAGCTGGACAAGCTGGATTAAGTGGTGGTTCAAGTGGTGGTTCAAGTGGTGGATATACTCGCGTATCAAATGTACCCAAAAAAGCAAATGATAACAATGTATATGGTACCATAGGTGGAAGTGGTAGTCCTTCAGGACCTGAAAAAGCGTGGGCTGGAGGAGGTGGAGGTGGTGCAGGTGGTTTAGGTGGTAATGCAACCCAAAATACATATAATACTAATAATGCCGGCAATGGTGGTCCTGGCAAGATGATTAATATAACAGGTACAAATAAATATTATGCAGCAGGTGGTGGTGGCGGGTGTCATTCAGGTACTCCTGGAATGGGTGGTTCAGATATAGGAGGTAATGGAACAACATATACTAATATTGCAAAAAGCGGTAAAAATAATACTGGTTCTGGTGGTGGTGGATCTGGTTTTAATGGGGTTTGGAATGGAATACCTGGTGCAGGTGGTTCTGGGATAATCATATTAAAATTCAATAATAATTCATTTATTACAGAAAATCTTTTTAAACAAAAATCATCAGAAATAAATATAAATACTGTAATAGATTTATACAAATCATCAACTATAAGTTCACCATACAGTATACAAAATTATAGTTATAATAATCCATATAATCTAGAATTAAAAAGTAAAAAATTTAATTTAGTTAATATATGTTCATATATATATTTACAAAAAGGATATTACAGATTTTATGGACATTTAACAAATCAAAATTCATATTTCAAATCAGTATTAAGTATTAACAACAATAACACAAATAATTTTCACATTGTTCATATATTAAAAGGTATCAATAATGCACCAATGTCATATGAAGAGTATACAACAATAAAATATATAGAAATTAAAAAAGGAGGTTTTTACAAAATGCTATTTCAATATGTAGGGGAAAACAGTTCAATAAAAAATATTATATCTCAATTTAAAGTTTATGTATCTTACAGATCAACGGAATTACCAAATTTTACCATAGCAGTTTCATCATTAAATGTATTGAATAATGGTTCAAATTTAAATAATTATTTAAAAGTTATAAAACAAACATTAAATTTTATTAATTTAACAGATATGTCAGAATATTTATATTACGGATTTAATACATCATCAGAAGTATATAATATATTTTCAGATATCAAAAATAAAAACAATGATAATACATCGTTAGATATATTTAAAAATTACATTCATACCAACTATGACTTTTTCAAAATAAAACAATACGAAAAAATAGTATATGATAATGAACAAGAATTGATAAATATTGATAATCAAAAAAATAATAGAAAACAAACAGATACAGGCATTATAAATATAACATCAATAATCAATAAATTTCAAAACATTAATATGCAATCACATTTTCCTTCTGGTTCACAACCAGGGTTAAATAAAGTAGATATTTCTAATATTTTTACTCCAGTGGAAGACGCAAATACTAGAACACAGATGATTACAATGGAAAAAATTCAAAATAATAAAATAAATACAAATGATAATACATTATTTGGAAATGTTTCACAATATGCTGCGAAATCATTATATATTGAAGAATTTTAGAGTACATTGTTTAATTTATGTAATTTTTATGACAAACTTCATAAAAAGTTTGATAATATATACTTCTAGTATAAAAAAATGAAGGATATTAATAGTTATTTTTTCATATATCGATACGATGGATATTATTACATTTAATATGGTAAACAATGAACCGTGTATTATTAAAGAAATGATTTATAAAAGAGACGATATTGATATATTTGTATCAAAAGTAATTGAATTGTTTTCTAAAAAAGGAATGAGTGAAAAAGTTCTTATCAATTTCGTTCAAAAATATTCACAAACTATTTCTGAAGGGTCTGTTGAAAGAATAATAAAAACCAATGCAAATAAAGACACATCACAAAAGGTAATACAATATTATATGAATATATATTCCAATATGGAATCATTATCTATTGAAGATCAAAAAATGATAGAAGAAGAAAGTACGTTAAATGTAAAAAGAAATATTGTATTTGTGATATTATATGATATTGCAAAAGATATTAATATTACGTTTTGAAACTTTGTATATAAAATATTATTAATATAATAAAATATTGCGAGATATTAAAATGGGAGGAGGGTTATTACAATTAGTATTGGCAGGACAACAGGACCAATATATTACACAAAATCCACAACTTAGTTATTTCAAATATGCATACAAACGTCATACAAATTTTTCAATGGAAAGTATACCACTAACATTTCTTACAAATCCTTCACTAATACCTGAAGGAGACGATTTTTTCTATAGATGCGATATTAAACGTCATGGTGATTTACTAAGCAATTTATATTTTTGCTTTACACTACCAAATATATATTCTTCTGATAAATATAAATTTAGATGGATTGAAAATATAGGAAATATATTTATCAAAAAGGCTACTATAAATATCGGAGGTGTTGTAATAGATTCTCTTGTTGGAGAATGGCTTTCAATCTGGAATGAATTATCATTAAAAGATGATGGATCATACAATAGATTAGTAGGTCAAGTACCAGAATTAACATCTCCTACAATAGCCGATACAAGAGTTCGTATAAAAAACAATAGATTTGTATATATTTTTTATCCAACATCTGATTATTCAAAAGGTGATCCACCATCAATTAAAAGTAAAAGATTATATGTACCCTTGAATTTTTGGTTTACACGTAATCCTTCATTAGCACTACCTTTATTAAAATTACAAATGGCTGAAATATACATAACATTATATACAAGAAGTAGCGAAAAATTGTATCAAGTATGGTCAGATATATTAGATACATATGTTAGCCCTCAATATTATAATTTTTTACATAATGAAAGGATAAATATAAATACTTTTGCACCAAATATTGTTTTAAATCCATATATAGATGCAAATTATATATTTTTGGAAAATTCTGAAAGAGATAGTTTATTGTTAATGTCAAATTTTATAGATACAAAAAGCAACAAAAAAGGGATGCAATACATAATAGAGCAGATTAATGTAGCTACCGAAACAAGAGTATCATCAAAATCAAGTTCTAAATTTGATATAGATTTAAATATTCACAGACATGCAAAAGAAATTATATGGACATTGCGAAGAGATGACTATCAAAATTTTAATATATATAATAATTATACAGCATCTCCAACTTACAATGAATATAGCAAAATAATAACAAATGCAGCATTACTTTGGAATAAAACTAATTATCGCATAGATAAAGATGCTGATTATTTCGGATACTTGCAACCATATCAACATCATACAAATGTACCTAGAACAGGTATTTATTGTTATTCTTTTGCATTATTTCCTGAAAAAGTTAATCCAACTGGTTCTTATAATGGCTCTGTAATAAATACAATTTTAAGATTAGATATTGATGGCACTTATACAAATGGAGACATAAATGAAAAGCTAAGACTAAATAATAAAAATCAGTACGATTTTGATTATCTAGTAAATGTTTATACAATAACTCTTAATGTATTTGAGGTTATAGGAGGTGCTGCTGGATTAAAATTTGCATAATAGTTAAAATCTTTTTTATTTATCTATTTATAGAGAAGATGGATTTATTGCTATTAATTGTGATTTTATTAGCAGGTTTGTTAATCAAATATTTGATTGATACAATAAATTCTTTAAATAAAGAACTTAAAGAGATTAAAGAAAAATGCATTTCTAGTAATGGAGAATCATTTAGCATTAATACAAAAAATCCAACTGAATTATTTAATGCAAATTTAATTCAAAATCTAAAATATTTTAGAGATTATTTTGAAAATCGTAAAGACATATAAATAATATATGCATTTATATAATAAATGTTAGAAAATATATAAGGAATGCCTAGACGATCAAAATTAAAAACAGAAGAAATACAAACAGAAAAAAGTAAAAAAACTTTAATGAATACAATTGTAAAAGATGTTACAACAATTGAAAATGAAGATATAATTTTGCAATTACCTATATCCAATATACAATTAGAACAAATTAATGAAGAGAATAAGTCTAGTGATATAATTCCAGAACCATATGAACCAAATTGCTTTTACATAAGTGAAAATAATACATTTCAAAACATACAGGATAATATTATTGAAGATCAGTATAATATACAAGAAATTGGAACACCAACTTTTAATGAAGATATAATCAAAAGTACAAATAATTGCTATTGGTGTTGTCATTCTATTGAAAATAGAGTATATGGAATGCCTTATAAATATAATACAATAACAGATACATATACATTGTATGGGAATTTTTGTTCTTTAGAATGTGCAAATGCGTATAATTTTTCTATACATTGTGGGAGCGACAAGGTATGGGAAATTAATAGTTTTATTCAAATGTTAAGTAAACACTATGGATTTACACATCCAATTCGTCCAGCACCATCGCGATATTTACTGAAACTTTTTAATGGACCAATGAGTATTAGCGAATTTAGATCTGCACATGTAACAAATGATAAAACCCATCTTTTAAATTTACCACCAATGATATCTACTAATTTTAACTATGAAGTAATAAATACATCATATCTGAAAAACATAACAGACAATATGACTGTAATAAAAGGCAATAATATAAACTTAAAGAAACAACATATTAACACTATCGATAATAAATTAAATCTAGTTATGTCCTCATAAATATAAAAAAATGATATAAAGCTTTTATGATTTTCTTATATGCAACAAACATGAATGATGAAATTTATTTTTCACCGTATAGAATTTCCACAATAACGTGTAATGCAGATATTGGCGACAATATTAATTTGGATTTAGGTGTTTTATTTGATAATTTAAAAGTAGTTGAAGAACAAGAAGGATTAGTTTGGGTTCAATTTATAAAAGATAAGGAAGATATTAATAAAGGTCTTTATCCAAAAAAGAGAAGGAAGAGTAAAAAAAATGCAATGAAAAAAAATAGATTTGATAATCAAGTGACAGTTATTTATAGATTTAATGAAAAATATATTCCAAATGTAAAAATATTCAAGAACGGTAATATACAGCTCACAGGAATTAAAGAGGTATCGCATACCGAAATAATTGTTAACTTCATTATAAATGAAATATCTAGAATATATCATAATATAAATAAAAATATTATAGCAGACTACCATAATGAATATAATCTGATTTTGAAGTATCAAAATTTTAAAATAAGAATGATTAATACGGATTTCAAGGTATATCACGATAAAGAACTTACAAAAGGGTTTGAAATTAGACGAAAGGAAATACATAAATTATTTATAAGTAATATGTATAATAACAAATGTAGTTTTCAACCAGGTATCTATCAAGGTGTAAAACTTGAATATTTCTGGAATATTAATGATGCTATTAAAAATGGTATATGTAAATGTCCAACTCATTGTTATGGAAAAGGTACAGGAATGAAAAACGGTGATTGCAAAAAGGTAACAGGGGCATTATTTGAAAGTGGAAGTATTTTAATTACTGGCGGTATCACATTTGATCAAGTAAACGATACTTATAATTATATATGTGAATTTTTAAGAACACATAAAGAAATAATCAAAAAACCTCAGTTAAAATTACATTAATCAATATCTTGAACATAACATTCAAAATTGTATTCATCATCATTTTTTACATTATAAATATTATATAAATTGGTATTAACTGTATTATTTCCCGGTCTATTGTATGTAGGTATGTGATGTTTTGCGTAAAATTGCGAACAATATGCGACAGCATCTGGTTCTATACGTTCTGTTTTATAGTTATTTCCCCATGGTTTTTTATCAAATAAAACATCACCAGTATATAGTCCTGCATTTTTTAGAGGTTCTGGAGTAGGTACATTAGGATTATAGTCTAATAAAGAATATTCTAATTCTTTTTTCATTCTTCTATATACATATAAAGAATAAATTTGCTAATAAAATAAATGGATCCTAAAATAGATTTTAGTTATAGATCTGCAGATGATATACAAAAGGAACTAGATGAGAGAAAAAATAAAAGAACAAAAAAACATAATTTTGATTTTGTAAAAGATGGTTTAGATACTCAAGATATTCGTAATACTGTCAACAATATACGCAAATATATAGATGAAAACAAAAATAAGATATCATACGAAAAAATTTTGTCTAAACTTAACAAAGATCATGAATTTTTTGCCCAAAGATATCCTATGTTATTTTCTATGGTTACTAAACAGGAAGGGTTTGATTTATCTAGTTTAGAATATTTTCTTTCTATGCGAGATAGAATTATATCCAAAGAATTAACAGCAGACGAAGCATCAAAAAAGGTAGGGGAAGATTGGTTTAATAAATATGTAGATGTATCGAAAATGAATAAAGAGTAAATTATTTTTCTTATTATACAAAAAAAATGATATAAGATTATATAAGATATACTATCTTAGTTCTCAAACCATATTCTTTTATAATGTCCCATTCACACGATATGACTGATACATATTTCCCTACAAACCTTTATGATCTCATTAAAGAAACCTATAATGAATATGACAATAAGCATCAAGCAGAAACCTATGCAAATTGTCTACTAGCCGTATTGAAAAAATATCATCTTTGGCCAAGTATGCAAATTAAAAAGTTCAAAAATAGATCTGATATTGTATTACTTCACAATACATATAAAAGAAATGATATTGGCAGTTATAAGGATCTTTATGAGCAATGCAGAAGTGTAGTTCTTGATTTTACATTATCAACTAATAATAATGTCGTTGTTACCTATGCATATTCTATTCCAGATCGTATTAATTATGAAACATATATTAATACTTTGTATGATCCATCTGATAAATGTTTTGAGGCATACGACGGTACAATGATCACAGTTTATAATTATAAAGGAGAATGGTATTTTGGGACAACTAGTTGTCCTGATGCAAATAGTTCAAAATTTTCTCATCCAACTAAAAAACATGGAAATATGCTAGATGAAATTTTATTTGAATACTACAAAAATAATTATACACAAGAGCAAATTATTACAGAGAAGCCTGAAACAATTTCCAAACAAATTAGAAAAATGTTTACAGATAATCTAGATCCAACAATGGCATATGAATTCTTAATTATTCATCATGAAAATAATCATATTATTAATTATACACCATTGTTTGGACCAAATTATAAGGTATTATTTCATATCAATACTAAACAAAGGGATACATTGCAAGAAAAAGATACTTATTCTTCAGTTATTCCTACCCTAATGCAATTAGGTGTTAAATATCCTCTTCAATTTCAGAATATCGAAGAAGCATCAAAATATATGAATGAAAATTTGTGTTGTTATGGTGTAATTGTCAAAAAAAATATGGATGGTAAAATGAAACTTTATAAAATTTCTACAGATCAAATTCATTTTAGAGAAGAAACAGATCCTTGTAATCCAAATGTATGGATTAATATGCTAACAGTTTACATGAAAAATAAAGCCGATTATCATATTAAAGATTATATCAATCATTATGTAAGTAATATAGAATATCCGCTAGATAATAATGGTAAGGCATTGGACCCTACATATTTAATTCATACAGTTATTTCTACCATTAAAGATAGTCTATTCAATCTATATGTTGCAACAACAACATATTACCCAAAATATAACCGGTTCAAAATGAATAAGGAAATGGATAAACAATTTCCTCCTATTATTCAGTATCATTTGGCTCAACTGCGAAATCAGCAAGTATCTATTTACAAAGACAAAATGATTAATCAAGGAAATGTATATTATTATCTATGTCAATGCAATAATGTGAAAAATATTAAAGCACTAATTCAATTCTTTGCATTGAACTCTATTAACGAAATGCCTTCTAGAACAGCTATGTGTTTCACTATTCTTAATAGTCTTCTATCATAAAATTATCTCATATATAAATAAATAAAAATGTTAGAATTTACTACACAGGCATGGGTGTATTTAATTATTAGTGCACTTGCTACAATTATAGCTCTAGGACTTTCTATATACAATCAAGGATTTGGATTATATATTATCGCATATGTAATATATTTTTTCATGTTACTATTAGGTGCATATAATATTAGTTGTCTTACAAAAGGAGAATGTGAAACCTGGAGTTGGTTTGTTACAATTTTATCAATACTTCCAATGATTTTGATAATAAGTATGTCTATATATATAGCTGTTGTTGGAAAGGATATTATTGATAATTCTAAAAATGTCAAATAAAATATTCATAATATAATAGAAATGGAAGCCAAAAAAACAAGATCTTCTAGAGATGTTGTTAAAAAAGTTGTAAAAAGAAGAGTTTCAAAAAGTCCTGTAAGAAAAGTAAAAAGTCCTGCTAAAAAAGTAACTGGTGCTTTAAAGAAAAAAATTACTAAACGTCCTAAAACTCGTGGTGGTGAAAATCAAGAACAAGAACAAGAACAAGAACAAGAACAAGAACAAGAATTAGAAGGAGGTGCTAGAAAACGTATACATAAAAGAATGTGCGCTAGAAAACTATCTCCTTATAATCTCTTTGTAAAACAACGCATGTGTGAAATGAGAAAAACTAATAAGGCACCCGTGGTTGAATTGATGAAGAGTATAGCGATTGAATGGAAAGCTAAAAAATAATTTTTTTTACATATAACAAAAAAAAATGATATATAGAATATATCATTTTATTGATATATTATAGAATGTTTCGCAATTATTCACATAATTCAAATGATCCTTCGAACAATCATTCATTTGAAATCCATAATATTGACTTATCAGTAGTCAACGGTATTAGAAGAATTATCCTTACTGATATTCCAATACCAGGTGTTATAGGAGAATCATTGGAAACAGAGGACCCTACAGTAAATATTTTGAAAAATACAGGAGCGCTACATAATGAAATTATAACTCATAGAATTGGTCTTATTCCTATTTGTTTAACTGAAGATGAAATAGAAGGATATGAAGATGGTAGTATTCAATTAGAACTAAATGTTAAAAATGAGAGTTATAAAATAGAAAATGTTACTACACAACAAATAACAGCAACAAGAAATGATAAACCCATAACAGCAAAGGAACTGGCAACTTTGTTTCCACCAAATAAAGTTTCAAAAGATCATATTTTGATAACACGTCTACGCACAGGAGAACATCTACATTTTAAGGCAAGTGTAGTAAAAAGAACAGGCAGAGATAATGCTTCTTTCAATCCAGTATCATTATGTAATTTCTCTTTTATTCAAGACCCAAATGAGAGTTCAAAACATCAAAATGTATTAGATAAGGAACGCGCATATTATAGAAACAAATATGGCGATCCTATTGCATTTAAGTTTGAAATTGAACATATAAATATAAATATTGGTCCTAAATATCTTATACCAAAATCATTGGATATTATTATCAATAAACTAATTAATATGGTCAATGAATTAGTAAATATAGAAAAATCTCAAGTTCTTAAGATAAATCAATTTCAAGATATTGATAATACATATGAGTTCTTCATAGATAATGAAGATGATACTCTAGGAAACATACTACAATCATATATACATAATAGATGTATTAGAAATGAACAAAAATTAGATATAGATCCACAATGTTTATATGTAGGGTATATTTGCCCTCATCCACTGAAATCACTCATGATTTTACGTATTACATTAGAAGAAGAGACTAATAGAAATAAGTTTGTATCTTTTCTCGAAACAATTTGCAAACTTTTGATAGAAGATTTATCAAATATTAAGACAGAATGGAATAAATTTGCAAATGCAAGTAAAATGTAAAAATATATTTTATAATAATGTATTAAGGAAGAAATATGTCAATAATTATTGATAACAATGTTTTCAATATAGACGAAGAAGATTTAGATGAAATAGAATATTTAGAAATTCTTAGTTTAGATGAAATCATTAAGGATAATCCATCATTTATAGCTTTATCTAGAGACGATATCTACAATAATCTATATGAACTTTTTAAAAATAAAAAGAAATCTATGGATATTACACAATTATTTTATGATATACTTGATAATAATAATGAAAAATTGGGAAAATTAAAAGATTATTCAAATTATGTTTTTAAAATTGATGCTGATAAAAATGATTATTCAGATCTTGATAAAGAACAAGATGCAAAGAACTTTAATAATTTTGAAAAATTAAATATTCAAAGATATAATGATGCAAAAAATAGATATTTTTTTGCTATTAAATATAATGAAAATTCTGATAATCTACGCTTTAAACCTAATCATAAAATAACAACTGAATTATCTGGAGAAAATAAGAGTTTTCCTGTTTTCTATCCAGTGTTTCCACTAGACGATGTAAATCTTCCATTACTAGCATCATATTACAAAATACCGACTGCAACAATTAATGATTATATATATGTTAAAATTACATCACATTTATTCAATACTAAAAATACTAACATTCAACAATCTATACACTATTCTTCAATTGATAATTTAGTAAAAAAAACCAGGCCAGATGTAGATACAATAATTCAATATCTTCAAAATTCATTCGACCTTGATTATAATAATATAAATAATATCTTCAAACGTTTTGGCCATTCATTGGATTTTATATCACATGATGATTTTGATAAACTCTGCGAACATATGAAATATCTTACAGAAAAAGATCAAGAAAGAAAAAGTATTAATCGCAGTTTTAAAATAAAGAGACCAGACCTTATTAATAAAAAACTAGTATATTTTGATAAACTAAATACAACTATCAAACTTTTAAGTTTATCAGAAAAGGTAATTAATTTGCTTGATAATTTAAAACCTGCTCTCGAGCAAAAAAAGTTTGAAATGATTAATTCAAATAACGCTATAGATTTAAAATCATTGAACATTTATGATATAATAAAAGATGTTAATGATGGTAATATTACATTAGAACAAGTAATAAATAGAATTAAACAATTAAAACATGATATTAATATTAATCATAGTTTAAAAACTATTGACGACTTCATAAAAACTAAGGATAATATAGAAAATATAATAGAAGAATACAATGCAATAAGAGATAATTTTGAATATGCTAGATATCATACATTTGACTATGATAAAGACGGAAAACAATTTGTAGTTTTTTATAATGAATTAAAAGAAATACTTGATGGTGAAAATGATGATAATTACGAAGGTGTACCACTAATTTTGAAAAACAATGACTATGAAGCATATGAAGATATGGGAAATATAGCAAACGAGTATCAAGAAGAAAATATAATATCACGAAATGATGATTTAGAACAATACTGGTTAAATATAGCATATAATAATGAGTATGGTTTTATAGAACTTCTTAAAATTTGTTTACCAATGATAAAAAATATACAAAAGATTTCTAATATTCCAATTGATTATAGTCTATTATGTTCAGAATTATTCAAAAGTTTTCGAAATATACCCACAAAACATACTATGCTTTCTAAGAAATTAGAAAATAATAGTATAGTTTTGAATTCAAATGTCATATATGATATATCGAGAATTACACCATATATGTCATTAAATATTGATTTGAATATGGGTAATGAAATAAAAGATATTATAATTGAGGTAAATAATGCATATATCAAAACACTAAATGATGCATTTGTATCAGCAATATCTTGGTGGGCATTATTTATTCAAGAAAAAATACTTAATAATAGCATTATAATAAATGAAAATGATTTAAATCCTACATATGTTGACAAATGGTTTGCATATGGTGTACCTTTACAAAATAAAGAGAAAAATGGTGTATTAACATATTTATGTCATATAGTAATAGATATTTTAAAAGAAACGAATGAATATGCATTAAACGATAATATTTATAAAACTAGTTTGAGTTTTATAGAAGACAACTATAAGGATTTAATAGTCGAACTTCGAAAAAATCATGAAGTAATAAAGGACAAGAAGAAGATAGAAAGAGGCGTAATTGCACAAAGGATAATGATAGAAAATGTGCAAAAACAGAAGTTTGATAAAATAGCAACGGATTTCATAAATGCATTATTATATATGCCTGGTGTTAATTACAAAAAGTTACATAAATTTTTACTTGGATGTTGTTTGCAAAAGATAGACAAAAATTTCAAAGCAGACAATGATTTGACAGCAAATGGACGCAAAGACCTTATTGATATAAAGGCAAAATTTGCAAAAAGGAAAGAAACTAATAAAAAGAGATATATGCGATTTTCTCCAAACAATAATGATGATAAATCAGATGAAAGTATTATTGATGATATACAATATGTTAAAATTCAGCCATATATCTATAATATAAATAATCATGAAACTATTGTCGATGATTGGCTTGATACCATGTATAACAAAAATCCATTATTGCCTAATAGTATTATTGATGAAATCAAAGATAATTCTAGAAATCTAATTTCTCATATAGAAAAACACATTAAAATCATACAAACTACTTCGCGAAATAAAAACAGTGATTTAGACAAATATTTTGTAATAGGAAAAATTAATTATAAAAATATATTATTATCAATATCTAAAACATTAAATCAAAATAATGGTATAGATGATGATACAAATAAAATGATTGAAATATCTATCCAAACAATAAAAAATATATTATCAGATTTATACAAATTAAATCAAGTTGTAAATGATGATAATTTTAATGATATTCATAGAATAAATGCGTATATTATATCAAGAGCAATGTGTTTACCAAGTAATCCTGATTTAAATATTAATTTTTATTTAAGACCAATTATGACAATATCACAAACTTTCATTGAGGAAAATGCTAAAAATATACATAATGACGTGTTGAATATGTTGAAGTTTTCAAAATTCCCAACAATGCAAGAGAATATAGATTTTATAAATAAAAAGCGCGAGGAAAACAAACAAATGAAATTGAATATTTTGAATAACAAAACAGTTGAAGAAAATCAATTAATCAGCAATTTGAAAAAGGCTGGTATAAAACACAACTTAATGAAAATGGATTTAGACGAGATTGATGAAGTAGATGAAATAAATAATGAGATATATGTAAATGACAATGAAACTTCTCAACAAGAACACGATTTCTTTTTAAAACAAGAAGATAATGACGACGATGATGATAATATGGACGGCAATGATATGGGTTTTATATATAGCAGATAAAAGACTATAATAGATCATTAAACCCTAAATATCCTGATAATGCGGACTTGATACCAAAAATTCTATGAGCTATCACACCTAAACCTAAAAATGTAATACATAATAGTAATAAAGATATTAAATATTGAACCCATGTTCGTTTATCTTTGTCTTTCATATCTAATGGGTATACCCACAATAAACTATGTGTAATTAATACAAATACAAATGTTGCTGCTAGATCAAATATAGCTATTTTAAATATTCTATATTTTCTAAGTTCTTCTATAATAGCCATTTATATTATAAAGGATTTTAATTTCAAATTTTGAGAACTCTTGTATAGTATAAATACATAAATGTCAAATTTATTAACATCAAAATACTGTTGATGACAAACACAATGTCTTTATATCGCTTTAGTTTGTTCTGAATAAAAGTAGGGGCATTAGGGTCACAATCAAATGGAATATATACATCTCGAACAATGCCTTTTTTATAACAATAGCTAGATGTAATTATATCTGATAAATAATTGCTATGAGCAATCAAACCAATTACGTTGATATTTTTTTTGTTAGTTTTATTATACATAATAGTATCTAGTAAAATTCTATAAAAGCCACCTAAGTTTTTTTGCGATATGCATCTATGTTGATAACATTTACATTGGACCAACAAAATATCATTATTTTTTAATTTAGCAACAATATCTATACCAGTGTCAAGTAACACTTTAAAACGCATATTTGTTTCATATGTCTTATATCTATCTTTAATATTCATACAATCATCATCAATAATTAATGAAGATTCTAAAAATAAACTATATGGAACATTTTTCCACAAATATGCTTCTTCTATATCATAAAATTTATGCAGCATTCCCAAGACATATTGTTCATATTCATATCCTTTAATATAATTATAATCAATATACTTAATATACTCTAGCAAGGTCATAATTATATATTGTATTAATATGAATATCATTTTTTTTGAAAATTATATAAAACTATAAGCTATATATATAGTTATCTTAGTCTCTTATTATATAAAATATGTTTAATTTGTGTATGCCATGTGTAAAACCTGCTATTGAAGATACAACTGTACATGCGTTTCAATCAAATGAAACTAATTTTGTTTCACAAGATCAACCAGTAAAATACGAAACGCCAACATATCAATATTATCCCTATAATGTACAAACTACACAACCTATTCAATGTTTTCAACCGATTGAATTCATTCCTGTCCAAACTATTCCTATTTATCAATTTCCATATCAACAATATTCACAAACACAAGAACCTCTTCAAACGCCCATTGGTAAGCAAAATTCATCAACATCAAATATTCTAGAAACTTCAAATCAAATGCAAAACACAGTTGATATTAATAAACTTCAACTTCTACTTGAAAGGACGATGTATGAAACGGTATCTGAAGTTTATAAAAATACCGACCCTCAGATGTTTCTTTATATTTTTCCACAAGTTTTGAATGAAGTTCTCACACAAGTTTTGCCATCAACTGTGAAGCAATCCTATAATGTTGAGCATATTATGTAATTTACAATAAACAAGGATCTTTCTTAACCAGCTCTTCTTTTTTTGGATAATAGTTATTATTACTAATATCAATGTCTTCTACAATTTCTGTATCTAATAGTTTTTTATACAAAACTGTTTCAATTTCACTATTTAAATATTTATCATTTATATTAAATACATTTTCTTTGCTATTTTTTGTATCTTCATCAACAGTAACATTTTTTGTTGGCACAAATGCAGAAAAATCTACATTATTCATAGAATCTAATCCTGTAAAAGGATATAACACAATATGGTCTTCACTAACTACACCGATAATTGTAATTAAAATTACGTTTACTGTTTCACCGTTTGTAACTGCTACTATTTTAACATGTTTCCCTTGTAGTTTACCCTCTCTATAAAATATCATTTCTATATCAAACATAAAGTATGATGTATTATCAATATTGTATCTATATCTAAGTAAGATATCATGAACTATTTGTATTGACTTATTATCACCAGGTAACATCATTTCACTATTTTGATTAAGTTTTGTGTTTATGAAGTTAAATATTTTATCATAGTATCTTAATATTTTATTAATAGTATATTCGTCATTTAATGTTTTGGGATTAATCCATTTACTCCATGACGTCCCTTCCGATGCAATTATTAATTCTTCACAGTTACTTTGAAATACTTCTTTCAATTTATTATTGTATGTTTTGTTATCAAATTCATAATAATATGCTTTATTAGCTTCATCTTTTACTTTAACATCATATGGAATACTTGAACTTATTCTATGTCTATTCCATGGAAGTTCCCCAGTATTCTCGTACATTATTCTTGTATTTGCAGGCATATATTTAAATTCATTATTGTAATCTATAAAATTATCTTCAACTACTGATGTAATAATATTATTTTTAACAACTATATAAAATATTATTACTATTAATATTATTGTAATTATTTTGATAATTAATAATGTTGTACTTTTATTCATAATACTCTAACAATTTTAAATAAAATTATTTATATATTTTATAATCTAAAGGAGATATTGTTGTTTTTAAGTTATATCTTATCCTATCTTCTATATCATCGCTAAAAGCATAATCTGGTGTTTTTTGAGTATATGTATTCATTCTTTTACAACAATCTATATCAGTTGTATCACTACATTCATAGCATAATGGCGTGTTTAATTTTGTATCATCAAATTTTGTAAAACCCAATCTTTTTATTCCTAAAGGAAATTCACAAAATCCATTAAGACACCCACCTCTCTTGTTTGGATAGTTTTTATTTGCTTGATAATATGGACAATCTTCATTTACATTACAGCGTTTATCCCATAAACTATAATATGTTTTAGGTGTACCATCAACATTATAAGAAGAATCGCATTGATATTGATTATTAAATATTTTTGCATTTCCATAACAAGCATATTTTTCATTATTACTTATTTTATCATATTGCACATTAAGTCGACTAATAAAGTTTTCATTCATACTTGGTATTTTTTTTATAACAATTGTATTCATAATAGGTATTAATACATTATTATCACTATTTACATAATTTTTGGTTAATTCTTCATTGAAATAATATTGCATATTGTTGTAATTTTCTTTGATAAAAGGATAAAAGGCTTTAAGTCTATTTATATCAACATCTTTAAAACCATTTATAAAGTATGATGAATTACTAATTAATTCCATATATTTACTGTTTAATATAACATATGTAATACAATAATCAAATGTTCTGTCTAACAATTTTAATTCACTGGGTTCTATTTTTTTTAGAACAATTTTTTTGTCATCTAACCGATATGCCTTTATAAGAGCTTGAATAAATAAATAATCACTAATACAAACATATGCTATAGTTTTATTTTCTAAATTCCATATACAATCATTTATATGTTGTTTATCAAAAGACAATAAAACAAATATACCATCCTTATAAGTTATAATATCATCAAACTCTGTTTTAAAGACATACTGATATATATATGGATCAACATGAAGTTCTATTTTATTATTAATTCCAATAATACTTTTATCTATTATTCCGTTATAACTAATACTTTCTATAATTTTTTGATATATTATACCATGAATATTAAGAGCATTATCTACATTCATAATATTATCAGCTATAATATAATTAATATCTTCAAATTGTTCTTTTTTTGTCATCATATTATATGCAATAACATAAATTATAGTAAAACATAAAATAGATATTAGTATAGACAGTTTTATTAACATTTTTCTTCCCTTAATAAAATAGTAGAATAAAGAATGATTTCAAGAAAAGTAATAACTCTTTTAGTATATATAATTATGGTAATATTAATTTTTATTATACAACCAAGTATGTTTTTTGATCACGATGGTAATATAAAATCTTTTAATTTTGAGGTTAGTGACAAAACAACATTATTACCAATAATTTTGATTTTACCCGTGTTAGCAATTATATCTTATTTAATAGTATTAGTATTAGAAATGATATTTACATAAAGAAACTGTTAACATATTAGATTAATGGACGAAGAGTTCTTACAAACTTTATGCGGTAATCATAAAATATATAATTTAATATTTGATTGGTTAAAAAATATAGATTATACCTCACGGATTTCAGAGCAAAGTTGTATATTTGTATCAGGATTTCCATGTACTGGTAAAACATATTCTTTAAACAAAATATGTAAACATGCGAACTGTCATATAATCAATATTGATAATAATAATTGTTATAATTCCAGTCAATTAAAAGATATGATTTTCAAAGCAGCAACATCATCTTTAGTTCAAATATTTACAGATGCCTCAAATAATAAGGTAATTATCATAGATAATTTTGATGCTATCTTTGCTGGTGATAAAACTATTAATACTACATTATTAAAAATACTAACGGATAAAAAACTCAAAAATATACCTATAATTTGTATTACCAATAATGAAATTCAAAAAAAATTGGGTGATATTAAAAAAGCTTGCAAAATATATGATCTTTGTATTCCGACAAAGGAGGAAGTTATATATTTTTTGAAACCAAGAAATTTGACGATTAAAACTATTAATTTATTATATGATAATTCTAATGGAAATTTAGATAAATTATTACAAGATATAGAGCAAGATGATATCGTATATAAACATGAAAAAGATAAGAACTGTGATATTAATATTTTATATGAATATGATTTTGACAGAGAATGTGTAAGACAATTAATTTTGACAGATACATGGTTAATTCCATTAAGATTTCACGAGAATATAATTCTTGAACTTGCTAATCGCAAAATGCCTCTATGTAAAAGAAGAGAGTATTATAAAACATTTATAAATGTATTATGTTTATACGATTTATATATGTATAAAAATAATATAGATACCGCTGTAGAATTATTTACATACAATGTTTACTTTTTATCAATTTTGAAGTATAAAAAATTAAATGTTTCTAATATTAATAACTTCACAAAGATTTTGAGTTATTTGTCATTACAAAAAAAAAATATTAAGACGTCATATAATTCAAAGTTTCCATTATATCAAATTTCCAACTATCATATAAATTTATGCAACAGAAAATTTATTTACTTTTAATAGATAGAAAAACATTATAAAATGACTGATGGTGTAATAGAAGGTATTAATAAAGTTGTAGAAAATGGAAATAATGTATTTTCTAGTATACAAGATACCGCATCCGGTACTTTACAATATGGAACAGAAGGTATATCTGAAAACATTAAGTATGCCAAAGATAAAACTAGTGAAATTTTAGGAAACGCATCTGCTGTATTATATGGAACAATAGGTCTATTGCTACTTTCTTTTATTATTGGTTATGGACTATATGCATTGATTACGGATAACGTTATTTATCAACAAAGAATTTTAGTAACCGGTACAGAAATTCCTATAATATGTAACGAAACATCTGAATTTAAAATAACACAACAATTATCTAATTCAAATGGTAAAAGAAGAAGCTATTCATTTTGGATATACATAAATGACATAAATAAATATAAAGGTGATAGATATCGACACATTGCTCATGTTGGTGAAAGTCACAAATCAATTATTAATGCATCACCATATATAGTATTAGATAAATTTTCTAATAAAATACATGTAAGATTTGCACCAGATGGAGATGCAGAACTTCAATCAACTATAAATAATATATCAGGAAGAACTTTAAATGATATAGAAAATAAGGAAAGTTTATTATTATATAATGGAAATTATCGTTGTGGTTTTACAATTGAATATGTTCCTATACAAAGATGGGTACATGTTGCAGTGGTTTTAACAGATAATAACGGAGGATCTATATATATATATGTAGATGGAGAATTAATAGAAATTAAAGAAAAATCACAAGATTTCATGTTTAACATATCTGAATTGAAATTAGATAATAAGGGTGATCTTTTTGTAGGTGGTAATGTAAATGATTCATTAAATGGCGTAACAGGATTTTCTGGACTTGTTTCAAAATTTGTTATGTATAATTATGATTTAAATCAAAATGACATTTACAAAGAGTATAACAATGGTCCTTTCAGCAGTTTACTTACAAATTTAGGTATTGGAGCATACGGAATAAGAAATCCAATATACAAATTAAATACCGCTTCTTAAGATTTAATTTCCTATGTTTAAAATAGAGAGTTCAAAATATTATTGACAAAATGTTGGAAGATAGTCCATTATTACAAATAATTATATCCTTGATTATCTTATTTTTAATGGGATACTTTGCATATAATATTTACTTAATTGAATTTGAAAAAATGTTGAAAAATTCATCTAATGATATCAGAAAAGAAATAGACATTATTAATGGTATTTTTGATTATAAAACATACACGGAAAGCAAGTTTGTAACAGATAATAAATCAAAAAAAGAATATATGGATATTAATCCGTCAATTAATCAAGAAGGAGGTGCCGAATATTCATATAATTTTTGGTTATATGTTGATAAAAATAAGCTATCAATGAGTGGAGATGATAATAAGGACATAGTACTTTTCTTTAAAGGCGAGAAAAATTTATATTATAGTGCTAACAATTATAATTGTTCATCAAAAAGACAGGGTAATAATAATGTTCCAAATATTCTTATAAAAAATCCACTTGTACGTTTAAGAAACAATGGTTCTAGTTTAATTGTTGAATTTAATAATATATATAATGCTGATTCTTATCAACATCGTTCAGATTATAAAAACTGCAATGATGTTAACGGTGAACAATGGATGGAAAAAAATAAAAATATGTTAGGGATATATAATCTAGATTTTAATAATAAATGGTTTATGGTTACGATAGTAATGAAAGAAGTTTCTGATTCTAATAATATTTTAATTAAAAATAGAGCATCTTGTAAAATTTTTGTGAATGGTCTAAATGTGTTAGATAAAAAAGCTGAAACACGTTATAATAACGAAACATATTCTGCTACATTTAAAAACAACAAATCACCTTTTTATATTAGACCAAAATTTAATAAAGTAAAAAAGGACAATAATATATTTTTTGACCACGACAATATAATCGATGAAAATGTGCTTAAAATTGCAGATTTGAAATATTTTAATTATTCCCTTGATGAAAAAAAGATATTAGAATTATTAGGAAATGGGTTTCGTAAATCGGCAGCACGCATTAATGTCAAATCTGATGAATTGAATTATATTATGGTTTCAGAAAGTGAAATGGATAAAAATGAGATTAAAGAGATCTAAATTATATGTTTGATAATAATAAATGCCTCCAAGAATTTCGTTGTCTGAATTATATAGTTTAAAGGATAAAAAGGAGCTTTCTAAACATGCTATATTTGACAAAATTATAGAAAAATGTCATGATAAAATTAAAAAGAGTGCATTGATTGGCGGTATGAATATTTTTTTCGAAGTACCTTATTATATATATGGCGCACCTTTATATAAAATTGAAGATTGTTTAAACTACATTGTTAATGCATTAAGAAACAATGGTTTATTTGTACAGATATTATCACAACCAAATAATAACATATTGTATATATCATGGAATCCTAGTGATATAACGTATAAAAAGCAATTACCATATAATAGTTTATGAATATCTTGATAGATATTCTTCCCAAGAATCAGATACAATTATATCCCATTCTTCAAGATAGTAATCTTCAAGATCATCAAAATCATATTGTTCCGACATATTTATATATATAATAATAGTAAATACTTAGATCATTTTTTTATATTATATAGGTTTGCTGTATATTTTTTGAATAAATTTTAAGAATACATCATAATTATATAATATTGTTTGTATGGAAAGTCTTTTTGACGGATTAATATGTACTACAGGTAATAATACCTTTTTGTAAAAAATATTTATTATTTTATGTTGTCTCTCATTATTTCTAAATTTATATTGATCAATCAATTCCATAATTGTAAAACAAAGTTTATACGCGTCAACATATTTTATATTATTTATGATATATAATTTTAATTCTTGTGTATTTTTGTCATATAATGAATAAAATAGTTCTCTTAATTCATTTTCATACTCTTCTTCCGAATTATTATATAGGTATAATATCAAGATATTTTTAAAATAATAATGTTTATCTTTTAAAGACAAACTATCTTCGTAATCTTTTTTAAAAAGTATAAATGCTTTTTCTTTACTTAAATGGGATTGATTTTGAATAATATTGAATGCAATAATTTCTGGTAATACATATATGTATTTTATAAGGTATAATAAATCAAAATTTAGATTTTTATAATAAAAAGACAATCCATAATCTATAAATACCATTTTATCATCATTTGGTATATATATTATATTATTACCTTTAATATCAAAATGTGTGAAATAATGTGTTCTATACTTATGAATACCATCTACTAAATTCCTACATAAATATAGAATTTTATATAAATTAAAATGTTTAAGATGTTTATGCATCACATCTAATGTAATTCCTTGTTTACTGTATATAATTTGATATAATTTGTCTATTTTTCTAAGATTTTGTTTGATAATTTCACAATCTTTTATTTTTTTAAGTACAGAAATAGTTTCTTTTGAATTTAATATTTCATAAATATCTACACGGTCTAAAATAGACCAACCATTTATAATAATAGATGATTCTCCATTATCAATTTTATTTGCAACTATAGTCCCTTCTATTTCATTAAAGAATTCATTGAAATCTAACATTAATTTTGTAACTTCTCCGACATAAGGTGTATAATATTTATAATTTAATTTGTTTGTTGAATCAATAAACCTACCTTTAATAGCGCACCCGAAACTACCTTCGCCGAGTTTATATGTTTGTTCACTATGTTGTATTGATGATATACTATAACTCATATCTTCTAATTTATATTTGGAATTAAAATGAGTACATAATTTATTTTTTCTAGAAATTTTAGAAAGTTTTTATAATTCCAAAGTTTAATCAAATTATGTACTCAAATTCAAAAACCCTTAGATCTATAATATTATTTATCATTATCAATACTAAACTATTTGAATGTTTGAATATATTATATAAATATGTAAAAAAATGATGTTTATTTATGTTATTAAATTATAACATGACAACTTCAATAAATGTATACATCGATGGGTCCTGTGTTCATAACGGACAAAAAATTGCAAAAGCAGGATATGGTGTATTTTTCAAAGATGGTGATCCCAGAAACGAACACAATATTGTAGTTGGCAAACAATCTAATAATACAGGAGAACTTACAGCTTTTATTAGGGCTATTGAAATATTGGATGAAGATTTAAATCAAAATAAAATTATACATATATATACTGATTCAGAATATGTTATCAAATGTGTTACAACATATGGTACGAAATTAAAAAATAATAATTGGCAACCTAAAAAAGATAAGGTAATACCAAATTTGAATTTAGTAAAAAAAGCTTACGAATTATATGCAAATAATATAGATTTGATTAAATTACATCATATTAAAGCACATACTGATAATGACGATGAACATTCAATTGGAAATAGCGAAGCAGATAGATTAGCAAATATGGCTATTGGTCACGAAAGATGTCCTTATCAAAATACTAAACATTACATTAATATTAGTTATGATAAAAAAAATGCAGCTAAATTATTAGGAGCAAAATGGGATATGAAAGAAAAAAAATGGTATTATGAAAATACTATCAGCGATGATAATAAAGAAGCAATAAATCAATTAGAACTAGAATTTACAAAAACTAAAGACCTTGTACCAATTATAGAAGAAAACAATATAAATAACGAAAATATATACCTTAGAATTCCTTTCAAAAATAAAGATGCTGCAAAAAAATTAGGTGCCCGCTGGGATCCATCTAGAAAATTATGGTATTATATGTCAAATTTAGATATTGATAAGATAACTAAACTAAAAGCATTAGAAAGTTAATTTGATAACAAGGTTTTGATATATTGTATATTAATCATGGGTAGTATAGGACTACATTCCCATAAATGTTTTTTTAAGAAAGTTTGGATTTTATATTTATTCGGATACATATGATATAATCCTTCGTAATCATTATTCATATATTTTTTATGCTCATTTTGTAAAAGTTCCTTGCTTTCTTTTGGTAATACAACAAGCAATTGAATATTACTATCAACAAACCCTCCTTTATTTATGATTTCTGGTATTGGGTTTGCAATTGCATGATTTGCAATATCTTTAATTGTCGGAGGATATGTATAAGGATAATACCAATCATAATCCAAATCTGTCCTTTTGTAATAAGCATATGTCCAATATATTCCCTTGATATAATTTTGGCATGCAGTAAATAATACAGTAGATGATAATAATATGTTACTATTAAATAATGCCTTATAATATTCATGCCTCCATTTAGCAGGATTATCATATATATAATTTGCTAGAATATCTTTGTGACGAATTGCATATAAATCGCTTTCTAATTTAAGATTTTCTGGTAAACGCTGTTTAATATTTTTTTCACACGTAGTGTGCATATCCGTATCTTCTGTTTTAGCCAAATCAGTGAAAATACTAGTTAGACAAGAATGATTTATTGATCCTTCCTTCACTAGAAGACCGTAACTATTAATAGCATTTTTTGTAGCTCTAACTAATTTATCAATTCCATCTGATTTTAAATCAACTGTCAATAAATGTGGAATAAAATCATTACCAAATAAAGAACACATAACGCAATATGTTTCAATTAAATCATATTCGTTGTAGTTTTCTATATTAATATCCCAGGATATAGAAAGTTCTTGAATAATAGCATTACGAAGTTGAGAAATATCTAAATAATTTGTTATAGTTTGCTGTGTAATATTGTCTTTATTTTCTCTCATTAAATAAATATGTTTTTTATGGGAAATTAATGATAGAATTATAAGATCAGCATCTAAACCATGAATAACAATTTTGTTATCATCCGTTTCTAAAGCAAGACGATCAAATATCTTATGTTCTCCTTCTCCATTTTCGTCACTACCACTATAGATAATTGTAATATCGCGAGTATTGTAACGCAATTTCTTTTTAATAAATGTATTTAAATTCTTCATAAATATTGTACCAGCTGTAATAGCATTTGTATCCCAATGAGTATCTATTTTATCTATTTTATTTTTGTAAACAGACAAATATCTTCTTTTTCTTTGTTGAGCCATTTTTGCCAATGGTGCTACTCCATCTGCGCAAATAATATATTTTTTTGCTTTGATAGTATCGATATATAATTCAATTTTTTTCCAAACAGCTTCAATTATTTTTTGTTCTATATCTGTTGTATTTGTTTTAATGATATCTTGTGCTACTGTATGAATAATACCATTAAAATCAACGCAAAATGTATCAGGATGTAATGGTAATGTATTTACTAAAATATTATAATATTTTTGAGTAAGTGAATAAAAATAATATGGAATACCCATCTTTTATATATATTATGTGCAAAAGTTTATATAAAAATCATTTTTTTATTTTTCTTCTAATTACATTAGAATAATATATGTCTAATATATCTAAGGTTCTTAGCGATGTTTTTTTCGGAACACCACAATCAAAATATGCTGCGATAGCATATTTTTTAACTATTGCGATTATATGTTTTGCTGTGCTTTTTTCAAGTAGCGATGTCCCTATAGAGCAAAGATTTGTTGTTGTTATGTTTATATTAATCATAACTATCCCTTCTGTGTTATTTTCACTTTTTGAATTAACTTGTATTGTAACTGGTGGTAGTAAAAACACTAGATGGTGGTGCTATTGGTTAGCATGGTTTTTAAGCATCTTATTAATTGTTTATTGTTTATTTATCATAATATCACTATTTTTCTCTATGGCATCATATGATTTAGCTGTATCAAGAATAAATGATAATGAGAATGATAATAAGATAAGTCGAACTGATGCAAATGATTATGCAAAAGATATCATGAAACAATACGAAGATGATAAACAAGATGGTAATGTTACCAAAGAGCCTGAAATGCAACAGTCTGAAATGCAACAGCCTCAAATGCAACCTGAAATGCAACCCGAAATTCCTCGCCCTCCACAAATGCAACCAAGTGTAACAAACCCTGTTATGTCCAATGATCAAAATATGTTCATAGACTTTGAAAAAATGGGATATGATAAAGATGATAATTATGCTCCTATTAGTAATACATCATCAGATATGTCTTATGGTTTTTCATCAGCAAATAAATTAAACAATGATTATTTACATTCAAATCGCACATTACCTAATGAAAATATGTTTGAACCAGAACCATTTGAAAATGATAACAATTTAGAAAATTTTTTCGGGGTACCTGATTATAGAAATCAAAAAAAAGTAGACTTAAAAAAACGTCAAGAAAAACAAGCTTGTATAAGACAAAAATGTGAAGGGAAAGAAGGGAAAGACTTAAATTCTTGTATGTTACTACTTTGTAATAATAACTAAAGGAAAAAGAAATACCACTATTATTTTTATAAAAACATTTAAGAAATGTTCGATATATTTATTATAATGTTTGAATTATATAATGAAAAAAAAAGATGATGAAAATAAAAAACAGCATTTTCGCCCTCATACTTGTCGTAACTGTGGTGTAAATGGGCATTTATATAAAGATTGTCTGCATCCTATAATGAGTTTTGGTATTATATGTTACAAATTAGAAAACAATACAATTAAATATATAATGATACAGCGAAAAGATAGCCTGTCTTTTATGGAATTTGTCCGTGGAAAATATACCGTTGACGATTTTGTTTATATCAAACAGTTGTTAAATTATATGACTGAAAATGAAAAGAAAATGTTATTAAATAATTCCTTCGACGAAATATGGAATTATACTTGGTGTCAAAACACACAAACTGGTTTTAAACATACAAAAGAATATATTGAATCTAAACAAAAGTTTGAATATATTACAAATTATAGCGATATAAAAACCTTACTGACATCATCTATATCAAATAGCAATTTATTTGAACAAGAATGGGGATTTCCTAAAGGTCGTAAGAAATTGAAGGAATTAGATGTTGATTGTGCGATAAGAGAATTTTGCGAAGAAACACAATTAACAAAAAATGATATATTGATACATGATAATATTCTTCCTTTTCAGGAAATATTTTTTGGCACCAATAATATACTTTATAAACATGTTTATTATATTGCAAAATTAATGAAAGAAGATTCAAATGTTTTCATAGACAATACTTGCATAGAACAAGTTCGCGAAGTTAGAGCTTTACAATGGTTCTCATATGATGAAGTATTATCACATATCAAATTACACAATATTGAACGTATTGAAATTTTCAAAAAAGCTCATGAAACAATTTGTAATACTGAGAATATATCTCTATTCTAATTAGGGAACTGATGGGTAAGATATTACTTACAAAAGAGGATTGTGAAAAGTGGAAAAAAACACCAAACAAAAATCCTAAAACAAACTATACTCTCAAAGAAAATAGTAAATTATTACAAGAAATTAAAGAAACTTGTGATGAAATTTTAAAAGAAAAACCACCGAAAACTACGACACAACAACCAAATTTATCTCCAAAAAGATCACAACAACATATTGAAAACCAAAAAAACCTACTAGCAGCAAAACAATCTCCCAAACATGATAATACAGTAAATTCATTTGAACTGCATTATCCAGATTTAGACGATGTGGAATTTTCATCAAAAATTGCAAATATTAAAGATTTCAATATTCATAAAGTTCCAGAATATCCCATTATTAAAACGATTGAAGATTTCTCTAATATGTCAAATAAACTATGTGGTATTTTTGAAAAATCATATTACCAACATTTTATCAGTCGTTATATATCTTACAGATCGCCTTATAGAAGCATATTACTTTATCACGGTGTTGGTGTAGGTAAAACATGTTCTGCAATTACATTATCTGAATCATTTTTAATTCCGCATAACTCTTTATTAGAACCTAAGATTTGGGTTATTATGCCACATGCTTTAAAAAGTAGTTTTAAAAATCAAATATTTGATATAGATTATCATACATTTGAAACTCTAGCCAATCAATGTACTGGAGACACATATATTAAACTACTAAATATATCCAAATCTTCATTCAATGATAAAAATAAATTGAAATTAAACTTAAGCAAATTATTAAAAAGCAGATATAGATTATTTACATATGACGCTTTTGCCAAATTTGTTCAAAATGAGAATGCAGGAAAAATAATAAAAGATAAGGTAATAATTGTAGATGAAGCACATAACATAAGAAGTACAGACAAAGAAGATAAGGATGTTTTTGTAGCTTTAAAAGAAGTTCTTAAAAACGGTATCAATAACAGATTGATACTTTTATCTGCAACACCAATGTATAATGAACCCAGAGATATATTAGATTTATTTCAATTAATGCTAGTAAATGACAAAAGATTTGATATTATAGAAAAAAATAAAGATATTTTTGAAAATTTATCATTAAAAATAGATGCCAATGTTTTAAAACTAATTAAACAATTATGTTCCACGTATGTATCATATTTAAAAGGTCATAATCCTTTTACATTTGCTTTAAAATTAAGTCCTAAATACAGTAACATACCATTGTTAGAAAAAACTCCTTCATTAGATCCCTTTGGGAAAAATATACCTTTAACGGACAAAAATTGGATTAATAATATTGATGTTGGTGTCGTACCATCAATTTTAGGAGAAATGCAAAAACACATTGTAGGAAATTTCAAAGATCTAGAAGAGAATAATATTTTTAATAATTTACAACCAATGAATATAGTTTATGGTGATGATATAGGAGAAAATGGCTTTTATACATTTTTCTCCAAAGCTAAAGATACAGATCCGCTATGTGTTAAATATAATAAGAATTATATGAATGCATTGATGCCAGATGAACAACATTTAGGTAAATATTCTGGAAAATTTCTCAACATATGTAATTTTATAAAAAAATCAGAAGGAATAGTTGTTATTTATTCAAGATATAGATGGTCCGGAATTATTCCTTTAGCAATTTGTTTAGAACATCTAGGATATTCAAGAGAAGGTGCTAACAATATTTTAGATAAAGCTGAAATAATTAAAAACCCGGCAAAATATAATGGTGTTAGTAATCCCAAATACTGTATATTGTCTAGTGAAAATAAGGATATTATGGGAACAACAACAATAGATACGTTAATAAAAAAAATCAATAGTCCAGAAAATATAAATGGGTCTCTTATAAAAGTTATATTAATAACACCTGTTGCAAGCGAAGGACTTAGTTTTTATAACACTAGAGAAATTCATTTAATAGAACCCTGGTACCATTTTAATAAAGCTGTACAAATTATAGGTAGAGGTATTCGTAATTGTAGACATCAACAGTTACCATTTGCAGAAAAAAATGTAACAGTATTTATGCATGCAAGTGTTAATGATAATGAAAATAATGAAAGTATAGATTTACATGCCTTAAGAATATCTACACGTAAATATTCAGAAAGTAATGAAATAGATAACATTATCAATAATAATTCATTAGACTGTGCATTAATGAAAAATATTAATTTTTTCCCGAAACATTTGTTTAAATTAGGATCAGTACCTATTAAAACATCACAAGGTATTACAACATATTATCAATTTGGTGATGATGACAAACTAGAACCTACTTGTGCAATAAGAAAACTTAATTTAAAACAATCTAATTATAGAAGAGATACTTATAAACATCTTATTATCAATACACAGAATATTTTAAGAAAATTTATTATCGAAGAGATAAGAAATAATAAATTCTATGTAAGCATTGAAAACTTAATTCAAAATATTGAAATAGATGATAAAATATTGTTTGAAACTATCAGAACATCCATATTTCCAAATGTGTTAATAGATGGTTATACAATTATTCCACACGAATATGGTTTACATATTATGCAGATAAAAAACAATATTCCTCAAAAACTTAATATAGTCTTTGATGATAAAAAAGATGTATTAAAAATACATTCAAATCATCCAGAAAAAGAGAATATAGACCTATCTCATATAAAACTTGATATAGAAAATATGAAAAAATCTACAATTTCATTATATTCTTCATTAGATGTAAAAACATTTTTATTAATTGTACAACAAATACTCAAGAAGGATGTTCTTGATGAAACTCTTGAATATATTGCAAATTGTCTGTATATACAAGGTGTTCTCATAAAACATCACGAATTACCTTTGTTTGCAAACAATAGTTTATTCATAGGATATGTAAATATATTTAATCTTAAAAATAATTTTGATGTTATTCTTTATAATAAAAATGATAATAAATACAGAGATGCAAATGATAAAGAAAAAAATGAATTAATAAATAACCGTAAAAAGTACAATGATATACCCGAGGATATGTCTTTAGAAAATATGCCTTGGGGTGCTTTCATTCCTAAAAAGCTTAAAGATAAAGAAGACATTATAAATGTTTTCAAATTATTTACTTCAGGAGAGAGTGCTGGTAAAAAAACAGGTATTGATTGTACATCTTTGAAAAAAGACGAGCATCTTCGAATTTTTGAAGAAATAGGAATTAGAGATATAGATGGTACAAAAATACAAAACTGTACTGAAATAGCAAACGAATTGTTAATTAAAGAAAGAATGACATTGTTGCCATTATTTAAGCCCCACGTCTAACAAGATAGTGCCATTATTTTTTTCCTTATTATAAATAACAACATCTTTATTATATTGCACAGTTTTATCAAATATAAATGACATAAATAATGCTGTTGATTTATTCCATCTATTATTTACAATGGCAGACATTACTTCAGCTGATTTTTTTGCTCCAAAGACTTTGATAAACTCATTTTTAGAAATAAATTCAATTAGCCTTGATTTAACATGGTCTTTATTTATTGGTAATGTATTAGTTTCTCTTAAAATTAATTCAATAGGTTTTATAATATCTTTTTTGTTTGATTTTTTATCTTTAAAATCAGTTTGTGTATTAGAGGGTTCAGAAATATAAGTTTTTGATATTAAAACATCTTCATGTTTTTTCTGTTTTTCATACAAAATATCACGACCATCTTGTAAAACATATTTTGGCGTTTTATCATCATTTTGTTCAATAAATTGTGTATATTGACAATATAATTTTCGGTCTTCTAATTTCCATATCAATTCGTCAGCATTAGCAGATTGTAGTTGGTCGTTTAATAACTCAATTATTGCTTTAGACATTATACTGATATAATAGTATAAACTATATATCATTTTTTAGATTTTTATGAAATTATATAATCTTCATAAGACAATTCGTTTTCTATTAGAGTTGTGCAAATGCTATTTTGTTTCATAAATTTCTTTTTTAATAAATAAAATTTCATACTAGATGAAAATTTTTGTTTACTAGATACAACATTATTAGTTTCAACAACATCATTTTGTATAGAGATATCCTCTGCTTCCTTCTCTTTACAATTAATAGTGTCATTTAATAAATTTCTCATCATTTCATATTTTGAAATTTCATTTTGAGATTTGATGCAAAATTGTATATAATCATCTATTTTTTGTAAAGTATTGTCATCAACCCAATTTAAATTTAAAAATATACCATTGTTATTCTTGGTATAATTTGTATCTGATGATTTTATAATTTTATATATTTCCATAATTTCATTATCTGATAACCTTTGTATATTTCCTTGTATTTGTTTGCAAATTTCTATTTTGTTCATGCATAATATACATATATAAAAGATTTACTATTTATATATATTTTATGGTTCATCTGGAATTTCAAATTCATGATCATCCTCGATTTCATCAAAATCTTCATCATCAAAGTCTTCATCGTCAAAATCATCATCTTCATCATCTTTAAATTCAAGCTCTTCATCATCTTCTAATTCATGTTTGCCAGCATCATTATTTTCTATGATATCTAATTTTTTAATTCCATCTTCATCTTCTTCATCTTCATCTTCATTATCAATGTCAACCTCTGTCAAAACATCTTCTACTTCAATTTCATCGTCAATTTGAATTTCATCATCTTCTGTTTGCTGTACTACTACAATATTTTCATCAGTATTTTTAATAATTTTACCTATAATTGATATTACATTATCATATAATGTAAATTTCTTACCACAAACTTTTACTTGGATTTCATCGCCAATGTTTACAGTATCAATATTAATTTCTGATTGTATTCCTGAAGTAATTTTAGGTACTATAACCTCTAAAATTACAATATCATCATATATACCTTCGGCCCGCAATCCTAAATTATTTTTTGCTTTTACTACACATTTGATAATTGAATCTTGAGCAGGATTGCATATTTCAGCAATACAGTTTAAATCAAATGCAATATTTGCATTAAAATGATATTCCTTAAAATATCCAGCAGATCTTTTGATAATTTTAATACTATTTTTTTTTTATAAATCCATGTTTACTGCAAATATTTTCTAAATTTTTCTTAAGTTTATTTTCAATAACGTCATTATAATTATTTGTTAATTCGCGAGGGGTTAGTTGTACTGTTGTAGTAAACTTAATAGGCATGAACATTTTATTTAATGACATTTTGCTGAATTAACAATTTCTCTATATGAATAGATCATTTTTTATTTATATATTGTCAATTTCTAAAATAAAAAATGACATATAAATCTATAATATCTATATTTAGTAGATAAGACATAGGATGGAAATATCAAAGGATAATTCGATATTTTCAATCATTGAACGTCAACATTCTCTTAAAGATGATAATATAAGGTGGAAAATAGAATTCTTTAATGAGACATCATGGACTGAAAATGAATATAACAACTTTATAAATGTTATGAAATCCTTTGGTTACACTGAAGAAATAGATACGCAAGATTTAAATGTTTCTTCAGATGATATTATGTTAGAAATTACTGGAAATTCTAATATTTTAAAATATTGTATGTCTGATAATTATAAAAAAATTCAAACTAAATGGTATAAAAATAAAGTATTAGCAGATGATAATTTGAACGATTTAATTGATTCTAAATTAAATTTCAATCTTTCGAAGTTTACAGAAACACAAGAACCAGCAAATTGGAAGGATATGAGAAAATATTTTAAAATAAATAAAAAAATCAAATTCATAGACGAGGTCAATAATGTAACCTATGTTGTAAATATTACTAAATGCAAAGATTACGAAATTAATAATATGTACTATTCGCTAAGAAGTTCAGGAATAGTTAAGTCTCAACACAAATATGAATTTTATGTAGATATAACAAATACTTCTAAAGAATATATAATTCCCGCAATTATCAAAATGGAACAGTCTTTATATTTATCTACATTTGTTTTATCAAAACAACAACAAAATGACATCATTGCAGAATATCATAATTTAGTAAAAAACGATATTGTTAGTAGAGGGTATAATAAAGCTAATGAAAAACCACCACTTTTAACTCCAAAACCAGTTACACTTGAAAAAATAAATATGCTCAATCCAGAAGAATATGGTGTTATAAGTATTCTATCTGAATATACAGTAACTGAAAAAGCAGATGGAGAAAGATTGCTAATGTATATAGATAATAATGGGAAAATATATCTTATTAATAATACTTACAGGGTAATTGATACAGGATTAGAAGCAGGTAAGGAAATTCATAATTCTCTTATAGATGGCGAGTATATCGCATGTCATAAAAGAAAGGATTATTCTTCTAAAAATTTATATGCGGCATTTGATATATATTATTATGGTGGAAAAAAAGTTACGCAATATCCTTTAATTGAAGACAAGACTATTACAGGTAATTTAGAAAGCAGATATAAATATTTACAAAATGCTGAAAAATACATCAAAAATGCTAAATACTCTATAGATTTTATAGTAAAAGAACATATATATAACAAGGATATTTTAGTAGAATGTAGAAAAATATTAAATGGAAATAAAAAGTTCCCTTATGACATCGATGGTTTAATATTTACACCTGCAAAATTAGCATTGTATTCTTATTACGCTAATAAACCGGTTGCGCTAACAGAAAATGTAAAATGGGATAGAGTGTTTAAATGGAAACCACCTGAACAAAATACTATTGATTTTCTTGTAAAGGAAGGACATAATATTACTATTGATGGTCAAAAATACAAAGAAATGTATTTATATGTGGGATATAATGCATCGCAATGGGAAAATTACACAATTGATGAGGCACTCAAGATTTACTATGACAAAGAATATAGAAAAACCATAAAAGATAAGAAAACAGCATATATTCCTAAACTATTCAAACCTGCTGTTTATTACAATGCTGGTATAGAAAAGGCTTTGGTAAAAATTACTGGTTCAGGTGAAACAAGGTGTGAAAATGGAGATAAATTTGAGACTGATAGTATTGTTGAATTTCGATATGTCTTGGACGAAAGTATTCCTATATCTATGAGATGGGTTCCTATGCGTATTAGAGAAGATAAAACAAGAGTATATAAAACAGGAGAATTATCAAAAACTGCAAATGATATGAGTGTTGCAATTAACATTTGGAGATCAATACATAATCCTGTTTCAGAAAGTATAATAACTGGGAATGAACCGGTTTTCAATATGGATGTTCCTGAAGTAGACAATGAAAGACTTTTGCAAACAGATGATATATATTATTCAAGAAATATTCCCCGCGAAGCATTATTGTCATATAATATGCTTCAATTTCATAATCATGGCATCAAAAAAATGTTATATACCAAACCTAAAAGCAAAGGTACTATTGTTGAATTAGCTTGCGGTGAAGGAGGAGATATGCCCAGATGGCTTGATAATGGGTACAGGTTTGTATTAGGTATGGATTTGGTTAAAAATAATATATATGGTCCTCGTTCTGGTGCATATAGTCGTATGTTGAATAGAAAAAGTCATTTTGTCAAACGTGTCGGTAATGAGAAAATAGCATATACAGATATGGTATTTGTAGCAGGTGATTGTGGTAAATCTATAATGAATGGAGAATGTTCGTCTTCAATAAATGACCAAGATAGTGTAAATATGCTTAAATTAGTATTAAATAAAAAGAAGGGTATATTACCAAAACACTATGCGCATATTGCAGGACAGGGTGCGAATGGATTTGATGCGTGTTCTTGTATGTTCAGTATACATTATTTCTTCAAATCAGAAGAAACATTAGATACATTTTTGCAAAATGTCAACTCATTATTAAAAAAGGACGGTGTTTTCTTCTGTACATTTATGGATGGCAAACTGATAGAGGATGCTATAGAAAATTCTGGAGGTGATATGATTGAAGGGAAAAAATATACAGATATAGATGGAAGAAACGGTGTTCCTATTTGGGCTATCATAAGAAGATTTAGTAAAGATGCAACATCTAAATATAGTAAAAAAATCGACGTCTTTATTGAATCAACTAATAAATTTATTCCAGAATTTATAGTTTCTTATGAATTACTTGTAGAAAAATGTAAAGCATATAATTTATCTCTAGTAGAAAGTGAATTATTTTCACAAACATTTAATAAAATTAAACAAACTATACCTGAAGACAATAAAGTAAAAGATTCGTTACATAAAAATATATTAGAACTGGACAAAGATGATGTGCAAAAACAATTTAGTTTCTTTAATAGATGGTGTGTATTTAAGAAAATATAAAAAAAATGATATACGCTTACATGTATATATATTATAATATGGAAGAATATTTACACCAGGCTGGTTTCATAAAGCAGGTAATTAATAATTATAAAAATAACTATTATTTATTCAATAAGTTAGATGGTAATGATATTATAATGTATGCAAAAACAAATGGTATTAGACAACTAATTAAATCTCATTTTGGTGTCAATATAAATATATGTCCATGTGAAATGTTTATATTGCGTTATAGTGATAGATTGAGTGTTAAAATAATAGATGATATAACTACCTTGACTAAATTAAAACAGGTGCCATATTTGCAAAAAATGTATGAAACACAATTAAATAGTATTCCAAATATAGATATAAAATATGCAATTAAAATTAATATGAAAACCAAAGAAGAAAAAATTTTAAATGTTTTAAAATCGTTTGATATAAGGATTGTTTATACTCCTAATGAATTAGATTGTTGGCTAGATGAATAAATTTTATGGCTTCTTTTCGTATTTCACTATTTAGAGTAAATTTTTTTGGAAAAACATATTCTGTATATAAAGCATTTTTATTTTTATTAATCATATATATATGATATTATTTTATAGTGCTTATTGTAATCATTGTTCCATGTTATTAGAACATATTAAAAGGTATGATAAAAACAAATCTATTAAAATTGTATCAATTGACGAATTGCGTACCAAAAATATAAAAATAGATTCAAAAATACATTCTGTTCCTGCACTAGTATTAATGCCCAGTAAGGAGATTTTATTTGGCAAAGCAGTATTTGACCATTTATTATTACCTGGTAGAGGCGTATTATGCGGAGGACAAAATACAAGAGTAGAAACAAAAAAAGAAAATAGTATTGATGTCCCTGATAGCAATATTAATAATCCTACATTAGATATAAATAATGATAATGAACCTGCTGCTTTTTCATTATCAGGATTTACTTTATCAGATACATTTTCAAATATTGATGATAATATAGAAACTATCATTGACAAAAACTACAATTGGGATTATATTTCAGATAATAAAGCAGAACAATCCAATAACACCATAGTAACAGATAATGTTATAAATAATACAACAGAAAAGAAGAATACATTACCTACTTTAGAAGAACTAATGCAACAAAGAGAGAAAGATATAATATTAAAATAGATATAAAGGATATGATTTAATTTTATATATATTAATTATATGTCAAATCATTTTGTTTTTAACCAGTATTATATAGACCTTCTTAAAAGATTAAAATCTGTTTCCAAAAAATTAAAAGATGGAAATCAAACAGAAAATGTTGATGTTGGTAAAAAGGTATACAAATCTATCAAAGAAAACTATATTACCTTAGATAAATCATCAGACGAATATGTAAAATATTTCAATAATACTGTTACAGATGATTTTTGGACATCATATCTTGATATTGAGGATATTAACAATGCAGGCGATTGGTTTTCACGTGAAGATATTTTAAATACACAAATATTCGAAAATATAACACTAGATAATATTAAAGTATTGCTTAATGATGAATTTTTATGTCATCATTTTATATCAGTACTATATATCTTTAAACACGAATTATCGGAAGAAGATATTAAAACAATTATTTTGTTTTTACAAGGAAATGATAAAAATATCACTATAGATAACATTACAGATGTAAATTATAAAAAACTACTTCAAAGACTAAATGATATGAAAATTAAAAGGATCAAAGATAAATCTGGAATTGATATGAAGGGTATCGAAGATACAACTCTGGGGAAACTTGCAAAAGAAATTCTTGAAGATGTTGATGTAGATAAAATTCAAAAATCTATTGGTGAAAAAGGAGATGTTTTAAAAGCCATAGGTGATCCAGATAGTGGTTTCACGGAACTTATTACAAATGTAAGTAGAAAAATGGCGAACAAAATTTCAAGTGGAGAATTGAAACAAGAAACATTGCTACAGGATGCTATGAAATTTGCATCTGTAATGCCCGGGCTATTTGGTAGCGCAAGTGGAGCTAAGTCTTCTGACAAAAATAACGGTGTTCCTGATATGTCAGCAATGATGAATATGATGGGTTCTATGATGGGTAATAAAGATAATATGAATATGTTCAAACAAATGGCAGAAAATATGAAAGCACCAAAAGGGTCAAAGACATCATTTAATAATTCATCATATAAAAAAATGGCGGCTGCTAAAAAATTAAAGGCTAAACTAAATAAGAGAAGAGAAGGTGGAGAAGAAAATTAAATAATATAAATATTAGAAGAAAGACAAATAATGTTTTGGTTGGACAATTTAAGTGAACTAACAAGTCCTATACTTATACCAAATAATAATATGACTATTGAAGACAAATTAAATGCAATTATAAGACTAATCTTATTTATAGGAATAATTGCAACATTAATTTTTAATGATTCTAGATACATACTTTTTGTATTGATTATAATGATAATGTCAATTGTTTTGTACAATTATCAATATGAAAAAGTAATGCAAACTGAGAAATATTTGAATGATAATAACCTAGATATATTAGATAATAAAAAATGTGTTAAACCATCAAAACAAAATCCATTTATGAACCCAAATATTTTGAATATTAACATAAATAAAGAGCAACATCAAGCATGTCCGATAGATAAACCAAGTATAAATAACGCAATAAATCAATATTTTTATACAAATGTATTTCGTGAAACAGATGATATTTATGATAAATCATTGCTAGATAGACAATTTTATACAGTTCCTTCTACAGCTATACCAAATGAAAGAGAAAAATTAGCAGATTGGTTATATAATAGAGGTCCGTCGTGCAAAGAAAATAATGGAATACAATGTTATAATAATCTATACAATGACTTACAAAGATCGGCGCATCATTAAAAATATATAAAAATTATTCTACAGATATAATAGTAGAAACTATGGAAACAAAAAAAACATTATCATATAGTATTGAAAATATAGGTAATAATATTACAAAAGAATTTCAATATAGTGACTATTCAAAATCAGATGATAAGCAAGAAAATATATTATTGTACAAAAGTATTATGAAAGGTAGTGAAACTTTGGAAAGTTTTAATAAATTATATAAATACGAAGATAATATAAGCGAAATCATAGGTAATAGTAAAAATAAACATTCATGGAAAATCAAGCAATATAAAAATAATTTATTTCAAAAGCAATATAAAGAAGATTATGATAGAATAAAGTTCAATATTAATTATGATATTATTGAAAATATGAATAAAAATAACCATAGATTTATTAAAGATAAATTAGAATAATTTTTTTATTTATTATTTACAAATAGAATGAATAATAATATTTTTGATAGTTCTACAAGTATATGTACTGATACTTGCTGGAAAAATGCAAAAGAACTACATAATAAACAAATATCAGACTATAACTTATACCAAAACAATTTTATAGATTGTGAGTATCCTCATGTAAGAATGTCAGATATGTATCTTAATCATCCAAATTTAAGAGGTCGCCCTGGATATGGGTTGACAGACGATTGTCTTGTAGATAATTATTCATCATTAAGAAGTAATCCTGGTACATTAACACATGATAAATGTAAAATACAGTTATTTCAAAGAATATTTACAGGAGGTCCAAATTTAAGATGCGGGAGAACAGATGTTGCTTCTGAATTAGAATTATTGGAAGGAAGTGATACTAATCCTTTTAAATGTAAAAAAATAATTATGGAAGAAGAAATGAATAATTTTATACCATTATTAAATTGTATGAAAGATATACAAGATCCTAAACATATTGTACCTATATGGACCAATGGCGGTGAAGACACAAGATCTTATATTCACAGAGCGGAATTCAATAAAAATTGTAATTGGATGGGAAGAAATAAAAATTTTTCTATATAATAAAAAAATTATATATTTATAGATAATAAGATGAGTTTTAATAGAACAACTTATGATACTTGTTCATATAATCAAGATTTACAAAATAATGTTAGTACATTAAGTTACATATTATCACCATACAGATACGAACATAAGGATAAATGCAGACATCAATTAGGATTTATCGGTGGAACTGCTGTTTCACATGTGCAGGGTAATCTGGTTGATTTAGATAGTGAATTAAGAGGACAAACTAGATATATTTCTAAGTGCGGTACTAATCAATATGTTCCTACAAATGATGGTATAATTAAAAATGATAAAACACAACCAATAGATACCACAATGTTACATTTACCAGCATGTCAATCTATTATGTATCGTGAAGTACCTCTTCCTCCAAAAATGAATTATAATCATTGCTAAAAAAATTATTTTTATTACATTATATTTAACATAAACCACCTAAATAGTTAAATAATATATAGTATATAATGTATATAGGCCCTAACATAAATGCAAAAAATGCAGTAATTATACGGAAAAATACATTTTGAACACTTCCTTTCCAAGTACAAGTGTATGATAAATATGCTGCACCAATAGATATTAAAAATGCTACAATATATAAAATAGCTAATATTATATAATCTACTACTTTCCAGTTATAATAATATTTAGAATTGTAACCATTTGCAAGTAAGTATAATGATTTTATACCATCTGTATGCGGTTCATTATCTGAGAATGGTTCTTGAATATCATTAAGAATGCTTTGAATAAAATGAAATATAAGCATATATCTATTTATTTAAGTATAAAATAATATATTATTTTATTAGAATTAGATGAACCAATATATAGATACAAGGTTAAACTATGACAGTTGTAGTTACAAAGAAAAACTAAAGAGAACAGTGGGTCCCGGATTATATCATTTAGAAACACCCTATAATGATTGTATGGATTGTTCTAGAGATATACCCGCAGATCCTTCTCTAAGATACCAATCGTATGGACATAATACATGTAGTATGAAAGCTGCTGTTGATGATTCAAGTGAATTACTTGGACTTAATTATAAGGCTACTAAATGTAATGCAGAAGAATATATACCTGGAAAATACCAACCAACAGGCTGCAATATTAAAGGTAATACCGACATTAGAGCCTGTTTAGCTCCACAGGAAGATACTAGATTATCTAATCCTCCATGCACTCTAAAAGAAACTGGTATAAATAGATGGGAATGGCTATGTTTTGATCCACAAGAAAGAGCAATTCAAGCATTTGATAGAGTTCCTGTAAATTACAGAATGGTAGCTAAAGATAACCATGTTCCTTGCATAGATACACCTTTAGATCAGTCGAATTTTCAACCTAATCAAAACGCAGAAATGAACAAATTAGATGATTGGAAGAATACTGTCAAAGATAATAAGATGTATTCTCCCGGATATCCTTATGGATCTTTATATTATGGTGTAAAATGTTAATATATATTATTTTTTTGACATCATTTTATTATAATTATTTTATTAGTTTTTAAGATTAATATATAATTGTATATTTCTTGCTATTTTTTATCCTTTATTCAGTAGAGTAATAATGGAATTAAATCCTCAAGACGTTCCATCCATGAATAATATTTATAGTTCAAGATATTGGGATAAAGTGAGAGCTGATGAACAAGACAGAAGCAATAAAATGTATGAAAAAGCCAGAACACCATTTGAAACAGGAGTAGTTTCAAAACCCGCATATTCTGATATGTTTTATAAATTAAATTCTGAAAATAATCAAACCAATGATAAATATATATCATCATTATCAGGAGAACAAATTAAAGCAGAGAATTTTATACATAATAATATGCAGCCTTTTTTAAGAAAAAATGTAACACAAAATACCAATGTCGAAAATATGTCATCAAAACTTGATATCAACACTGGTAATAATCAATTTTGGCAGAACAAAAAAGAAGTACCGTGTTTTTTCAAACCAACTGCTAATACTGCTAATGTATGTAGTATGAAAAACAATGATGATTTTTATAAATCTAGAATTGATGTAACTACGAAAGTCAATAATTTTTTTCCAATTGAGGCAATAAAAGTAGGACCTGGTTTAAATCAAGGATATGGTTCTGCAGGTACAGGAGGATTTCAACAAAGCGATGCTTTAGATTATGCAAAACCGAGAAGTATCGATGACCTTCGTAGTAAAATTAATCAAAAAAATACATATTTCGAAATACCTTTTCAAGCTCCTGTTAAAGGTATAGAACAAAGAGGTGTTGTTAATCCTTTGACTAAACAAAGACCAGAAACTGTATATGAACAATCTGAAGATCAATGGTTAAAAACAACGGGCGGAATTACCAAAGAAACTGTTCGTTCGGTACAAAATGTCAAACCAACATCTAGACCTGAATCACATATAGAATATAAAGGTATTGGATCTTTACATGAACAAAATCCGGGGCTAGGTACAAAAGATGATTATGGTAAAAACAATATTATGGTATATAATACTGAAAGAGAATTAACACAAACTCGTACGGTTGTATCTAATGTTACAAGTGTTGTAAAAGCAATTGTTGCACCTATAATGGATGTTCTTAAATATACTATGAAAGAGTACACAGTAGAATCTGCAAGAGGAGTAGGTAATCCAAGTATACAAATACCAGAAAAACCAACATTATACGACCCAGATAATCATATAATGAAAACAACTGTTAAAGAGACCACTATACATGATAGTGAAATGAATAATTTGACAGGACACAAAGAAACTTATAGTGCTTTACAAGACAATGCAAAAACAACTGTAAAAGAGACTACGATACATGATAGTGAAGTAAATAATTTAACTGGAAATAAGGAAACTTATTCAGCATTAAATGATATTGCAAAAACAACTGTTAAAGAAACTTTAATACACGATACTACAATTACAAATATAAAAGCAGGAGATGCAGGATATACAGTTACCGACGATGAAGCTAAAAAAACATTAAGACAAACATTGGCTAAAGTTGATACAACAAGAAATATTGGAACAGGAGTATACAAAGTGTACGTATATGATCCTGATATGGTTGTCAAAAAAACTGTTAAAGAGACAACTATCAAAGGTAAATCTGAATATGGATTTATAGGAGGTATTTTAGAAGGTCTTTTTGGAGGTTATTTAAGTACACCCGTAGAAGTAAAAAATACACAAAAACAATTTTTATCTGATTATAATGAATATGGTATTGCCGGTGCTATAAATGAACATAGACAAACAGATAGAACTGCAGAAGAAAATGCAGAAATTGATGGTACACGCGAAGGTATTATGATTGCTGCAGGCCATACTCCAAATCCAGGTAATATGAATATTGGTATAGATTCTTCCGAAGTTGAAATGACTACAAGAAAAGCTTTTGAAAATAGCATTCCAGCCCGTGAAACTGGAAATGTCGGTATGATTTATCAAACTACACCTGAATTAATTGAAAAATGTAGTATGACAAGAACAACAGATAATCTTAATGCATTTGAAAATAGACTTGATAGCGATTTGTTAGAACCAGTAAATACCAATGAATATATGATTAAAATAAATCCTATCAAAAGTGGTTGTAGAATATAAAAAGTATATAAGAATAAAATGATATATATAGTTGTGGTGAAAAAGCCACATAGTTCCTATAGCTCAGTTGGTAGAGCGTCGTGCTTATGACGCGAAGGTCATGGGTTCAAACCCCATTGGGAACAGTTTATTTCTTTCCTTGTTATGATGATCATAAATCATAGCATTATTTAATTTGTTTCAATTCTCAATCAAAGTAAGAAAAATTGATTTAGATTATTAAAGATATTATTTGACGAAGACATATAATATCATGCAGAACCTTCTCTATTGCAACCAGGAAACTGTGAAAACATATAGTTTCTTGACTGAAAATATCAACAAGACAAATCACGAGTTCTTGAATGTCGTTGAAATCATCATTGGCACAAGTTTCAGGATCAAAACAAGGAACAATGTTGTGATGTCAATTGCACACACTATGGACACTTGTGGGGAACTAGAAACCATCATTTTAGATGCAAATGGTGCCCTAGATCATGATACTCTTATGTATCACGATAACAGAGAAGAACTTCTCAAATATATTATGGATAACTAAAAAATCAAAAATATAAATAAAAACAACATTTAAGTAATAGTGTTGTTTTTTATTTCTGACTTTTATCAAGACAATTTAGGCAAATACATATATGATAACATATTGGAAATAATACTTCTACTTTATTTTCATAACATATACAACATTCATCTGTTAATCCTAGAACTTTCCTAGGGTTTACAACTGTATTTTGTTGTCTGCATAAAGGACATTGCATATTATATGTTATTGTATTTTTTTTATCATGTTCTGGATTTAAAGGACAATTTTCTTTAATATGAGGTTCGCGTTTTTGACATTGCTTACAATGATGAGCATCAATTGTATGATACATTTTCTTTTTACAATTTTCAACTGTACAATATAATTCTGTAGGTAAAGTTTCACTAAAATAATTTTTAAGTAATTGAATATTGTTTATTTTACCACATTCTGCATCTCCATGTCCATTTTTCCCACATTTTCCGCATTTATGGCCTTTAGTAACATGAGTATTACTATAACGACAATAACGCACTCTACAATAAGAAGGATACATAACTCTTATTATACTAAGTTATTTATCATTTTTTATATATATTAGCATCATATTTCTTGTTATATAAAGACTTAAATATTTTAAGTATATATAAAGATTTATGGAAGGACTAATCGATACTAGAGATGAATATATGGAACATATTCAAGATCTATTGAGTATACCTATATCCAAAAGATTATACGGAATTTATAATGATTGCTTTGCTAACAAAAAAAACTTAAAACAATTTCAAAATGAATTAATTGAAATACGTAAATGGAATACTAACCTAGTTATTGATGAATACAAAAAAATTGTAAAATATACAAAATGTAAATATTTAAACAATCTTATCAAAATAATTATCATCAGCACAATCAAAATAAAAATTTATGAATATAAAGATCAATTTGATAATATTAAAATAAAAATACCAAACCCTGAGGATTTTGTACATAAATGTTATATAAATTGTTCATTGTTTGCATGGAAGAATGCATATTTATTTAATAAAATCAATATTAAAGATGCTGAATATCAAAATAATTTAAATGTTATTGAAGATAACATAAGAAGGATTATAAAGAAAACTTTTAGAGATTTTATTCCATTTGAGGAAATCTTTCAACAAATAGAAGAAAATTTAACTGAAAATGTAAATCAGTTTGATAATGGCTTTAAAAATAAGGACTATAATGAAAAATCTATTGAAGTAGATGATGATCAAGGAGATGAAAATAATGAAGACGAAGATGAAGATGAAGATGAAGATGAAGATGGAGATGGAGATGGAGATGAAGATGAAGATGAAGATGAAGATGAAGATGAAGATGACGAAGATGAAGATGAAGATGAAGATGAAGATGACGAAGATGACGAAGATGACGAAGATGACGAAGATGTTGAAGATGAGGAAGGAAAAATACACAAAAATACAAATGCAATTATAAATAGCAATATAATCAATTTAAATGATAATGAAATTATAGACAATGAATTATATGAAGAGTGTAATAAAGAAATCTCATTAAATAATGAAAATTTAAAAGATAATAATAATATAGATTTGAATAATGGATATAAAAATGAAGAACAAGACGAATATAAAAGTAATGAAACAAAACAATGTATTAAAGATGATTCACAAACGAAAACGTATGCAATGCAAGAATTATATACCATTATGCAAGAAAATAGTCAAGACCAGGAAGCAAATTGTTTTAACAAAGAGATTATACATCAAGAAACCATTGATAACAATACAACAATGTATCAAAAAGAAAATAAATCAAATGAAATATATGAAAATAATTCAAAAAAAGAAGAGATTTCTTATGAACAACATGATATAAGTGATATAGATGAAGATACGAGAAGTGTAATAAGTAATATAAGTAATGTTTCTGATATTAAAGAAATATTTATCAAAGATGTTCCAAAATCATCTAATAAAAAACCAAGTTTTTTTTAACACAGTAAATATATCTAATAGTTTATAAAAAAATGATCAATATATTTAGGTTAATATTATATTTGAAAATGCACGCTCGTTTTTGTAATAGCTGCTATTCTAGCACAAATATTGTTTATTCATATCGTAATTTTATATGTTTGAAATGTAAAATAATTGTTAAAAAATGTGATACTTGCGGTTTATATTGCGGTAATACTTGTCTTGATTTATTTGATAAAGTTCTAACTCTTGAATAAATATTTCTCTATTTTAAAACTTAGGATGTTTCTTTACTTTTATTAATTTTGCATTTTTTTTTTTGGTAAATACACCTGGGTCATATTCTTCTATATCATCGTCCTCATTTGCTAACCCCATCATATCGCGTTGATCTTGTATAGATTGCATTTCCCACAAATCATGAGAACACATTTTAAAGTTAGCTTCTTGCGCTTTATACCAAAAAACTATATCTGATATATTATTTGATTGTACCTTATTATCTATAACTAAACACTCAAAATTTTCAGTGCATTGGTTCATCACCTGATTAAAAACATCAAACGTAGGAAACATACCAGCATAATGATTATATATTTTTTCACGTTCTTTAACAATATTGTTTCTAAATATAAATACATAATCAATATTAGATCTTAAATCTGGAGGAAGTCCTAATCCATGTTGCATTGTAATTAGAAAAAATATTTTGTAATGTCTACCATTCATAAATATACAACGGATATTTTTATCAGTCATAGCTTGTTTATTATACATACAATCGTCTAATATTAAAAATGCTCTTGGATCTACTGATGAAGATCCGTGTTTTGCAAGTTCTTTTTTTCTTTCATTTGTAATATTTATTTGTCTGTTCAAAAATTTACTAACTAATTTTTCTTCTAATTCGTCATATATTAACATTTTAGGTATAAATTTTTCAAAATATCCGTTTGCACGTTCTGTGGGTGATACAACAACTCCTACAGGAACATCACGATGATAACTTAGAATATCTTTCATACAATAACTTTTACCAGTGTTGCGTTTACCAATAAATACTACAACAGAATCACTCTTTATTTTAGAGGGATCAAATTTTTTTAATTCTAATCTCATTTAATAAATTATAATAAAAATAATATATTATATCTTACACGCAATATGCTAAAAAATATTTTATTCACTATTACTTCCATCGTCGCTTGAACTATCGGAAGAGCTTTCACCAGATGTTTCACTCGAGCTCATTTCAGATCCTCCGCTATATGGTTCAAATCCATATTTTAATGGATCATTTATTCTCTTCAAAATACTAGGGTCAATATTGTTTTTCTTTTTTACATCATATACAGGGTCTTGTATATTTATGCTTTTATGATCGTTTTCATATATTCCTAATGACAATAATATATCTGTATTGTCACTAAATGCAAAATATACTAAAACAAAACAAGAAATAAATATCATAAAAAACATAATGATGTTATTTGTTGTTATAAGATGTTTCTGTATATCATAAGGTTCGTTTGGATCTTCGCGGTCATTTTTTCCAATATAATGTATTACTCCAAATAATATAGATGATATTAAAAAAGAATACAATAATAATGAATACATTCTATATAAAATACTTCATATTTCTTGCTTTAATTATTACGCGCTAACTAAAACTAATTGATTTTGTAAAAATCATCCAAAAGAATATACCCATAAATGCCTTTGCAATCAAATCTAGTATATTATATATTATATTTTTTGTTTCTTCATCCTGTAAATATGCTATACCATAAATGCTCCAAATCACTACAAATGTGTAATAGGTAAATGATACAATAAAATTATTTTTCCCATTACTCATATATATATACCATATAAATCCGAACATTATTATTAAAAACATAAAACCTAGAATCAAAGCTGAGAATCTTGAAATTTTATTTGTTTCTCCCAAATATCCTGACAAAATCATACATAAATCTAGAAATAATACGAAAATAAAAATTTTAATTGTAAATGGTTTCTTTTTTTCATTAGCTAATAACATACATAATACAAACAACATAAATGGTGTGGATATCATCCAATCAGTATATCGTATTATATTTATTTCATTATATGGTATATTTTTACCTTGCTTTCTGCTTTCACTAATTTTATTTACGAGTATTGAATAAAAATATGCAGCAATAATTGATATACATGTTTCTAAATTCATTATATGTCTTACTACATTATTTGGTGTACGTAATGATTCTGTGAATGTTATTGTGCCTGTGGTTAAAAGAAATACATATGTAATATAAAAAGTTGCATCAACTACTTCAGTATTCATTTGTTATATACATATATAATAAAAATAAATTATTCAATTACTTATTTTTTTGTTTGGCTAGTGCAGGATCTTTTACACATCTGCCTGTTTTTTCATTTATTATTTTTCCAGGCGGACACTCCTTCTCTTTTTTTTTATCATTGCGTTTTTGTTCTTTGGAGTTAGGTGATAGAGACAAAAGTGAATTTGCCATATATTTTATTTTTTTTTTACCATTTTTCTCATTTGATAAACAAGCATTGATATATTGAATTACATTTTGAGGATTATTTTTTACTTTTTCAATCATTTTAATACGTTTTTTAAGTTCTTTTATTTCTTCTTTAATTTGTTTTACATCTTCTTTAGTCAATTGTTTTTTTTCAGCAATAAGTCTATTATCATACATTTCTACTCTATTTTTCAGTTCTTCTATCGTATTATTGGACTGTTCTTCATTATCGACTTTGATCATTATGTCTTCAATTACAGGATATGCAAATTGGCTTCTATCTGAACTTCTATCAATATAACTTATTAAACCTGCTGTTTTATTTAAGAAATTTATTGAACCGTGTTCAGTAAATAAACCATTCTCTTGACAATATTCATTTTTGAATTTTTCAAAATCTTCAGGGAATTGTTCATTTTTGGGCATTAGTAAATTAATTATTTTAATGCAACTCATTGGATCATCTGTTATAGGCGTTGCTGTCATTAAAAGCATTTTAAGAGATTTCTCACCTGATTTTTCAAATGAGTTTTGGATCATATTCTGAAGAACTTCTGGATTTGGTTTTTCAATTGCTGACAATGAATTACTATAAACTTTATGTATTTCATCAATAATTATGAGAGTTTTCTTGAAAGGATCTTCTTTTCCATTTCTAGCAACCATTTGTTGATAAAATTTATTTTTACCTTTTATAAGGTTTGTAAATTGTTTATATGATATTGGTTGTATCCAATTATTTCCAAGAAGTTTCATTCTTTCCGCACGCGATGGTGGTAATTTTTTACCATTTTCAATTCTTTCTTGAATTATTATATTGCAAATCTTATCAAACATATTTTTCCATATATCTTCTTTTAATGTATGACGCGTTACCCATAATATAGTATATCCTTGTTTATCAAAAGTATTTGTTGCAGTGGCAATGGCCGAACAAGTCTTTCCTGATCCAACACTATGGTATAAGAATAATCCTTTGTAAGGAGATTGTGGGGTTAAGAAATTCTGTACAAATCCTTGAGTTTTTGTAAATTGTACAATTTCATAATTCTTCTTGGATTTATCTTCAACCTTAACTTCTTGTTCTACTAAACATTTATTCTTAATTTCAATTTTATCCCAAGAATATTCACTGAAATGTTTTTCAACATATTTATGAAGATCTAAATAACTTAATTTATTGGGTGGTGGTACTGCAGGATAAACTACGGGCGTTGGTGCAATTATTTTTTTATCATCTTCACTATATTTGTTCATAAATTCTTTTATTGATTTATAATTGTCATCATGTATTAAATAAGCTCTTCTGAAATAATCTAAACTGCTTTCAATATCCTTCTTATATATTTTTAAGAAACGAATTGGACTAAGCCAAACTTGATTAACTGCTTTGCAAAAATCTGGCATTTTATTTAAATAATTACATAATAATGGTTTTGCAAATTTTTCACTTAAAGTTTTTAATAGGTCATTACGACCTACATGTATAGCAGCAATTAAAAGTATAGATTTAGGTGCAATTTCTAAAGCACCTTTGCAATTTTGTCTACAATCAAGTCTTACATCATTTGTATAGATTTTACCTCTGATATTGCTTACTATTCTAATAAAATCTTTTCGTACAGGTTTTACTGGCGATTTAACTTCTTGTTTAAAACTATCTTTAATCTTTTTTACCATATTGTAAAATCTATTATTTGTTTTCTCAAACATATGTATATTTTCTGTTAATGGTAGATCTACAGCACTAGTGATTACTAAATCCTCTAAATCAGCTATAAAATTAAGAGCGCTGATATTTTGATTACTGTATTTTAGATATAACTCATGTACATTTGTATTATCATCATACATCATATTATATCTAAAAACATTTATAGGCCATCCTTGATTTGGTATAAATGGCAATCCTGATTGACCACAAAATCTTGTGCCTCTTCCTATAACTTGTGTTTGATCTGCTTTTGTTATTAACGGTTCTAACATATGCATATATTTCACATCAAATACATCAATACCCTCTTTAAAACCAGGATCTAAAATAAGAAATCTAATATTTTCCCCGTTAATATTTTGAGGTCTTTCATTCATTTTGAGCATCATCTTTTTCTTTAAACCAACTGATAAAGGTTTCTTATAAACTGTAGATGTGGTAAGTAATCCAAATGTTCTATGTTTTTCCAACCCATCATTTTTAATAGCAAATCCATTATTATATACTAATGTAAAACCATTTGCAATTAATGCTGAAGCTATCATTTTTGCACCATAAACACCACTTACATCACTATATATAATATGTTTATAATATTTACCATATACTTTGGTATCCTCATCGTCTAGTTGTTGAATTTTTCTTATTAATGCATCGATTTTAGGAGACATAGTAGATAAATCGGCTTGAACAAGCTGTTTATTAAATTTAGCAGAATCAAATTTATGTTCAGGTTTTACATAAGCCCATGAACTAGCATTTCTAATACACACTGCTTCTTTTGGTATTTTGTTATTCATACAACCTGCTATTTCTATATTTAAGAAATATTATAATATAATATACACAAAAATGAGTTATATTGAAGAGCTTAATAATATAGATTATAGTAAAATTGATAAATTTTCACTTAATGGTATGTCATTTCATGCAAAGGTCATTGGTGTATATGACGGTGACACAATAACGGTTGTTTTCAAATTTATAGATACATTTTATAAATGGAGTTGTAGAATGAATGGCATAGATACACCAGAAATAAAATCTAAAAATCCTGCTGAAAAAGATCTTGCTATTAAGGCACGTGATTTTTTACGTGATAAAATTCTGGGAAAAATTATAAAAATTAACTGTGGTGATTTTGATAAATACGGAAGACTTCTTGTAGGTGTTATATATGATGATGAAAATATAAATACTTATATGATACAGTCAGGGTATGCTAAGGCTTATACTGGTGGAACAAAAGAGGAATGGTAATTTGTAATTATAAAATGAGTACATAATTTAGTTAAACTTTAAAATTATAAAAACTTTCTAAAATTCATAGAAAAAATAAATTATGTACTCATTTTAATTTAACTCTTATTATATTACATATATACCACTATCCAATTTTTTTGTATGTTATAATCAAGACTATATATATAAAGCTTTTGCTTATAATGAGTATTAATGATATGAGTGTGGTTTATATTTTATTATTTAATTTATTAAATTTGTTTATGTTACCATCTAATGGATATATGGTACCTATGATGAAATCACCTATATCTCCCTTTAATGAATGGCATTGTATTGATTTTGTTAAAAATATTGATAAAACTAAACCATTCTCATATAATGTTGGTGATTTGCCTTTAGTATCTTGGTTTAATACCAAAAACAATTCAGTATTATCTACATTAAACATATGTAGTCACATGGGTTCAAAATTGGATCATGGTAAAGTAATAGATGGATGTTTAACATGTCCATATCACGGTCTCATACATGATGAAGAGAAAACATTTGGTAAAACTTTGATTTTTCAAGATAAACTTTGGTGGAGTTATGAACCAAAATATCAACTTCCTCCTGCTATTCCCTTTTATAAAAGCAAAAAATTTGAAACTTCGCATATGACTATTGATATTGATGCGAATATCATAGATTGTGCTTTTAATACTATGGATATGAACCATCCAGCATATGTTCATAACAATATTTTAGGTTTTGGAAGCAATATACCACCAACGGACGTAAAAACTTTAAAATATCATAAAAAAAATAAGGTTGGATTATCATTTACATACAAATCGAATTCAAATTTAGTTCATTTAAAAAATGAATTAAAATTATCAAAGAATTTTCATATATATGAATATCCATATAGTACATGGTCTCGTGTGTCATTGCCAAATAATCAACATTTAATAATTAATGTAAATATGTTACCATTATCTCAAGATAAGACTAGATGGTTTATTACGATGAAATATAACTATTGGAATAAAATGCACTTTGAAAAATCTTTAATGTATTTTGCGGCAAATTGTATATTATATCAAGATAAATATCAATTAGCTAGACAAGCTGAAGTGTCTGAACTCAAAAATATGGTAATGTTTCAACATACATTTGAACATGAAGAACATTTCTGTGATCTCAAAAATTTGTTTACAGAGTATGAATATCCAGACAAACAAAAAGTAATAGAACTATATAAATATCACAAAAA